GTTATTTTTGCGTTGGTAGGCTAAGAACTTCTTCGTAGTCTTTGTAGGAAACTTCAATCCATCCTATTTCAAAATCAACCCATCTTTTAGAAAGCTCGTAGTGTGCTAATTGTTTGTCTTCTGCAAGTAAACCATCTTCAAAAGCTTTTGTCAAATTATTTAAATCCGGAGTTGATTGGTGAAATCGTCCATGATGTAATTTCTTTTTTTTCTTTGACCAAGAGGGTGGAACTGGTATAAAGAAAGTTATGGAAGCACCTACCGGAGGCATCACAAAGTTTTTTATTTTTGCTTCTGCTGACAAATCAATTTTGTACTGATTATATTTTTCTAATCTAAGCAATCTTTTTAGTCCGGGTGGTCTTAGCCTTTCCCTTGGAATTCTAAAGAATATACGGTCCCCTTGTGTTGCTCTTACATGGGTCTGGGGTGTTATGTTAAGAATTACTTTCTTTGACATTAGTTTTATCTTTTAAAGTTTTTAACAGAATAAATTCTACTGTCTTAGTTACCGACCATCTTTTTTTGTCTGCCAGTTTTATAAGTTTCTCATGAACTTCTGGAGTTAGATAAATTGTTGTACGTTTCATAATGATTCACTTTGATGCAAGATACATTATGTTATAACATTGTACAACTTTATGTACATAAAAAAACCTCCTTTTTTAAGGGAGGCTAAGTCAAACGAGAAAACATCAACCGAACCATCTTTGTTCCTATTGGATAATTATTTTTTCTTTTTCATTGCTTTTAAAGCATATCCGACTTTCTTTTCTTTTAAAGATGAAGCACCTCTGCTTTTCAATTGCGTCTGCATTGCGGCTCTACTTTTCTTTTCAAAGGCATCTTGGTCAGCTTTCTTAACTAAGCGTCCCATTTCGGTTCTTACCATGCCTTTTGGGGCTGGTTGTTCCATTACTTCCATGTCTGTTGTTATTTGCTCCAGTGCCATAATATAAATTTTACCAAATATACGAAATATTTTTTCCACCATGACCAAAATATATTAAAAATAATTCCGAAATGTTCTACATCAACACTTCCTCAGGGGTCCGCTATATATAAATGACCGCGATTTTTTTTTGGGGCTTTGATTCTCCTGCACCGGGTAGGTCTTGTTTCTTGGTCCATGCATTGATTGATTGAGGTTGTTGATTTCAGTGAGTTTGAGGGGTATGGGCTATGGTCATGGTCATGGTATTGGTGGTGGCGTGGGTGTGGGTTGGGTCATGCACTTTTCTATGCTGTATGGTATGGGTATATAGATAGGGTATACAGGGGTATTGGTTGTAGCTACATTGGTAAGTTTACCCTATCTTTGTAGCTACAAAATATTTATATGGCAAAAAGCAAACCAATTGGAGTTAGATTTGACTTATATAAGTTGGATATGATTCAAAAAGAGCAGAATTTGACATCTGTTCAACAAGTAGTTAATTATTTCTTGGATGGGTACAAAAGCATTTCTGTTTCAGGGACTCTTCTTGAAATTATAAATACAGATGGGGAACCTAATATTTTAGGCAAAAGTAAAGTTAAAAGAGGAGCGCCTTTTAAAAATATGCCCCCTTATCACACAGATGCCCCAAATTTGGAAGAAATAGCTAATTTCTTACCAACACCCCCTGAAAATTTAAAAGGTCTAGATTTGGCTATATGGAAGTCTGAGAATTGGAAATAATTCGTATCTTAGTGGTAAATATTGAAGATATGCCACAAGATTTATTGAAATCAATGAAAAAAAATGCAAGTGATACCGTATCTGTAGGTAACGCTAGATTAAAAGCATACCAAGACAGTTTAAATATTTATAATAAAAGCAATAAATTACAAAAAGATTTAAAAGCAAGATTAACTTTACCTTGGAGTGAATTGAAAAAATATAATAGTCTAGACGATATAGTAAAACGTAATGAGGAACTTAAAAAAAATAAAATAAAACCAATAGGCGAAACATCACCTTATTATGTAAAAGATGATGATGGTAAATACGCATCACACCCAAAACATACAAATCAAACAATACCAGTTTATAAAAAACCTACAAAACCAGAAAATACACCAGAAGTTGTAACAAGTGAGTCAGACCCTAGATTAAAGAAGTATCAAGATAGCTTAACTGCATATAATAAATCCAATGATTTATATAAACAATTACTAAAACAGGGAAAAGAAGGTAATCAAGGAATTAGAGAGCAAGTAAGAGATAAGATGGCTCTTGAAGAAGTCAACTATCGTGGTAATGTAGGTATGCCATTTTCATATGAAGGAATTAAACCAGACTATGTATTAGGTACTAGAACTCCTAAAGAAAATAAAGGATATTTACCACATTATAAAAAACCTGTACAACCAATTAAATATCAAAAATCAGAAGATATTCAATCTACTCCATTGTCTTTAATGAAAAAACCAGAAGTAATTGTTAAAAAACAAAATAATTACGATGAAGGGGAATCTATAATGTTGCGTATGCCAGATAGACTAGGTGGTGGGGGTGGTGCGTTTATAGGTACTAAAAAGAAAGACGGAACTGTAGAATATGTTAAACCTGAAGATTTTAAAAGAATGGGAGTTCCTCCTTATGGTCAAGAATTTATTTTAAACCAATTAGCTAAAAAAGATGAAAAGTAAATTAAAATGATTGATATAGAAAACTACTCAAATTATCCAATTAACGACCAAATACCTAGTAATCAGTCGCTAAAAAATAAAGCCTTAGCCCAAATGAAGGCTAGAACTGATAATTATTTATCTAATCGTCCGTCTTTATCTCAATATATTAAAGATGCAGAGGAAAGGCAAAGAACTAATACTGCTAAACAAGTTGCTTTATTAGAATCGCAAAAACTTTTAAATAAAGCAGCAAGTAGTAAGGTAGCAGCAAATGCTATGAAAAATATAGTAGAACCGGGCTTTGATGTTGCAATGTTAATAGAAGGAGGTGGATTGGCTAAAAATGCAATTAAATCTGGATTAAAATCAATGAGTAAAAAAATAGCAGTAGATGAAGCCGCATCTACTATAACTTCAAAGGGTACTACTAGATATTTTAATAAAGCTAATAAAGAACTTCCATATACTACATCAATGAGAAGTATGGAAGAAGTTAAAAATTATAATCAAGGGCTAAAAAAACAATTTAAAACTGGTTCAACAGAAACACCTTCTGAAGCATTAAAACCATATTTAACTGATGATAAAAAATTAGGTATTAATGATATTGATTGGGAAGAAATATCAAAAATGTATGGCCCGGCGTCTCTTTTAAGAACAAATAAAATAAAAGAAGCAGACAAAGTACTTTTAGATTTTAGAAATAGAATTTCAACTCCAGAAGGGGAAAAAAGAATGAAATCTTTATTAGGTGATAGATATGAAAAGGTAAAAAATAATATAAAAAATTTAGAATTAAAAGAAGACCCATCGGATTATGCATATTATACATCTGGTGTAATGACCGAACCATATATAGGTTTACACCCAGAATTAGATAGAGAAATGATAAAGCCAATTGTTAGACATGAAATAGAGCATGCGGTGCAAAAGGGAGCTACTACCGAAGTTGATGATATATTATCAAATTTAGAATTAAAAAAAACTCCTAATAAAGTAAATTGGGATGAAAGAAAATTAGACAAGCAAATAAATCCACAGAATTTAAAATACAAATTAAAGGATAGACAAGATGCTACAGATTATTTTGATTCTGGTTCTAGCGGTAGAGAAAAAGGTGCATTTCTAGGAGAATTACAACAATATATGGTTGATAAAAAACTTATATCACATCCTTATGCTGTTAATGAAATAACCCCTTCAAAAATAAGAGATGTTTTTATAGACAATATTGGGCAAGATGAATATCCGTTAAGAATATTTAACATAATGAAACCTACTGACAATAATTATAAAATTATAGCAGATGGTTTAAATAAAATGTTAATAGGTGGGGGCGCTGTATTTGGAGCAAATAAATTAAATTCAATGAAAAATAATGAAAAGTAAATTAAAAATGATGAAGCGAGCAGATGGCTCTTATTCTCCACGAGGATTATGGGATAATATTCGTAATGCTAAAGGAAGTGGCAAAAAACCAACTGCCGAAATGTTAAAGCAAGAAAAGAAAATTAAATCAGAAGAAAAGAAATAGTTATGGCTGGAGCTTGGCAACGTAAAGAAGGTAAAAATCCTGAAGGTGGATTAAACGCTAAAGGTCGTGCGTCTTATAATGCAGAAACTGGTGGTAATCTAAAAGCTCCGGTTAAGTCTGGCGTTAATCCTCGTAGAGTTTCTTTTGCAGCTCGTTTTGCTGGTATGCTTGGAGCAATGAAGAAACCAAATGGCGAACCAACAAGGAAAGCCTTAGCATTAAAAGCTTGGGGATTTGGGAGCGTTGAAGCTGCTCGCAAGTTTGCTAATGCACATAAAAAATCTTAGTTTATTTTAATAATGCTAAATCATTTAGCAATCTTATTAGTGGTATTAAAAATCCTTCGGAAGTATTGTTATCCCCTCCTTTCATTTTAAACTCATTGTTTTTATAATATACTCTACATACTTTTTTTAACGATTCGGTTGGTAATAAAATAGCAGCATCAAGCACATCCATTCTGTATATCCAATAGTTAGCCGTAGTGGTAGCCAATCCGCTTGGTTTATTTCTAGATTTATATTCAATATATAAATTACCAGTTTTATGAATAAGCCTATCGCTTTTTACTTCAATAAGCTTACCATTATTAAATAAATTATTAAGCCAATCTTCTGCCTTTTCTCCAAAGTTTAAATCGTGACTAAAACTTGAAGAGTATTTCATTCGTTAATTTTTAACTTCCTTTTGTTGATTTAGAATTTCTTTTCCTTTATCTGATAATGGTCTAGCATATATTCTTAATTTCTTTTGTGTAGTTGGGCATACAAAAGTTAAGCCTGCATCTAAATAAGCTTTGATTACTAATTCTAAAACTCCATCAGCATCTTCGCTTGCGCCAATTACATGAGGTTCGTCATAATCAAATTGCATACAGAAATCACATCCGTCTAGTGGTTGTGCATCTTGCGGAAGGTTTAATTGTTTTTCTTTTTTAGATTTTGCCATTGTTAAAGTTTTTGTGGGTGTTTTCAATATCTTGTAAAAATTCTCTTGCTTTTTCTACTTTTTGCTCAATGCGTAAAATATCATCTTCGTTTCTACTAACGTCAAACATAAGTATTCTTTCTTCCATAGCTATATCATCAAACTTCATGTTTAATTCTAGCTTCATGGCTTCTCTTACAAACTCTGGGCTTTCTTCTGAAATTACATCTAGCTTTTTAAGTAAATAATACTTCTCTTGTTGTATAATATTATCTGGTGTATTTACAAGGCAATAAGCAATGGTAGCTTTGGTTTTACCCGTAAGCCACATATATGACATCATTTGCCAATAGTATAAATTATCAAGTTTATCTGGGATATTACCTAAGAATGTCCATAGGTCATAGCTAGATTTAATATCAATAATTCCATCATCAATAATATCTGGTAGCCCTGTTATGTATTTATTTGAAAATCTTTCCGTATTTTTAACAAAAGGTTTCTTTAAGTACATAGACAATAAATCAATCGATTCTTGCTCTACTTCAATTCCTTTTTTCATTTGCTTTGTTTGAATATCTTTACTCCTATTATACTTATTAGAAATATAAACATCAAGCAAATGTCTTTGTGCGGTCTTAGAAAGTAACCCAGCTTCTTTGTCCGCTTTTGTTACTGGCTCAGTCATTATATATCCTACAGAGCTTGCTCTAATTAGTGTTTCATTCCAATTCATAGTTATAAAGATTTATGTTTAGCGTTATAAGATTCCAATACTTCTGGATTATTTTTAGCCATTAATTCCCAAGCTCTTAACTCATCTCTAGTCTTGCAAGCATTTATAAACTCTATTGTTTTTTCAGCTAAAGATTTTTTAGATTGGGTAGGAATAATTTCATCTGGGATTTCTTGGTAAAATTCATTTAAATCTTTTAATTTAATTACATTTTGCTTGTGATACTCTTCCACAAGTTCTCTTGCATAGTCAAGAGCTTTGGTAGCAGATTCTCCCTCGTTAAGAGCAAATTCAACGCCAATTTTTTCAGAAGAATAATTTCCTAAGTTAAATGTTCTAGTGTAGTTAATGGTTTGTATGTGCATAGTGGTTTATTTTATTCTAGTTACAGTAGTTACAGTGTCAGCAGCTTTTATTTTAAATAGTTTGTTTTTGTGAGCTTCTTTTTTCTTTAAATTAGAAACCATTACCATTACTGAAGTATATGGGTTGTCTAACCTAAGATGCTCTCCTAAAGTCAAATCGGCTACCTTACTGGAAACCGAATCGGGGGAAATGTTTCTTGCCATGTTATTTGTTTTGGCACAAAATTAATTTAATTAATTTAATATAAAAAATTTAATTTAATTTATTATATTTGTATTTCATACGCATAGAAGGTTTAACAAGTAATCCCCCTTCCGTTTCTACGGTGAGGGGCTTTTTTATGTTATAACATTTGTCAAGTTATAACTTTACTTATTTGCGTAGTACTACTACTAACATTTAACATATTTTGTTACAAATACCTATAAATCAGTAGCATATTTGCCCTAATTCCATTACAACATTTTACATATTGTACCTAAAACATTGTACAATGTTCACGAATACGTGAAAGTTTGCTTTTTGTGAACAATGAGTAGTATTACTACCAATTTATGTAACTTAATCACACTTTTTAGTACGAATAAATGTTCCCAATTTGGTTACAAAAGTTCGCTAATAGTAAACTTTATCAATCATAAAAGTTACCCAATAAGGCAACTTTGAGCCGTAAATGACCAATAATCGGCTCATGTTTGAGCGATAAAAAACCCCATGTCATTCTAAAACATGGGGCTGAAACTACAAACTATGATAACCACCGTAAAAATATAAATTATTTTTCAATAAATTTCTTTTTTACCAAGTTTAGCTTTGCCCTATATTCTAGAATTAAGCCCTTTAGCTCATCTTTTGTAGGTTTTACTGTTTGCCTAGCTGTTTCTCTTAAATAATCAACTACAGCATTATTTTCTTCGTGTAATTTGTATTCAAACTCTTCTATATTACCAGTTTTAAAGTAATTACATTCCATACATTGTGGTCTGCAATTTTGTTCTAACCATCTAGTGCTTAAATTTGACCTACCCATAAAATGACCGCATTGTATTTCTGCAATAGTGTGTTTTTTACCACAAGTATAACATTCAACAATACCTGTTTTATCTGCATATCTATTTCTAATGTACTGGCTAAATACATGGTCAAGGTCTTGGACAAGATTTTGAAAACTTTCTGTATCATCTTCAAATTCTTCTAATCTTTTTTGCGTAGAGTGTACGGTGGCGCATTGTTTACACATCTTTTTTGAAAACCAATAATCAATATTGCCACAATTAACACAACGCTTTTTCTTTGTTATTATTGTACTGTTATATGCCATGTATTCTAAATTTTAAATGTATATTATCTTCATCCATCATGCTATTACAAACATCTATAGCCATTTTATAGTAAATCTCTTTTGGTATATTATTCTTTTTAGCCATTTCTTCAACTTTGCAAATATCTGGTCTATTATCATAAACGCTACACATATTATTTATAAGCATTTTACAAGCTCCGTCTTCATCAACATCAAATGGAAACTCATCATATGTGAGAAATTTTTTTATTAATCCAACTCTTTTACAACAACATCCACAATTAGTGCAGGGGAACATTTTTTTATTTTATTTCTTTCTTGATTTTTAATTACTGTTTTATCTAATTTTTCTTGACCTTTTTTACTAGTGTATAACATTTGTATATCAAAGTAAAAATCTTTTTTATCATCTTTCGTTAAATCAGGATGATTTCTTATCCTGTGCATTATTTCATCTTCTGTTATCCATCTTTCCATTATTTTATTTTTTTTGTTTATTTTTAATCCATCCATTTCCCGTGTTTTCTTAAATGCCAAAATCTATGCTTTATTACTTCAATAATAATACCCATTAAAGTATTAGCTTCATAAGTTCCTTCATTAATTATTAATTTCATAAGTTATTTGTTTTAGTTAGGCAAAGCTAATTAATTAAATTAAATAAATAAAAAATATTTTTCAAAAAATAAATTTTGTAATTAAAAATAAAGTTCATTACTTTGCTACTCAATCAAATTATTTATGAAAAACTCAAATGTAAAAGACGAGATTCTTCTCTATCTTGAACAAGAAGAACGACCGCTAGCTTGGCTTTCAAGAAAAACAGAAATCCCATACCCTACGCTTTATTCAATTTTTATTCAGAGGATAATGAATCTGTCTGATACAAATTTAGCAAAGATAAATAGAGCAATGGACACTGATTTTATTAATGATTAATTTAAGAAAATGGCTAAGAGATTTACTGATACTGAAAAGTGGAAAAAACCTTTTATAAGGGGCTTACAAGGGGCTTATAAGCTCCTTTGGCTATATATTTGTGATGATTGTGACCATGCAGGGGTATGGCAAGTTGATATTGATGTAGCGCAGATAAGAATAGGAGAAAAAATTGATTTAAAAGAGGCTATTAAAAGTTTTGATGAAAAGATTATAATTTTTGATAAGGGGAATAAATGGTTTATACCTTCTTTTATTGAATTTCAATACCCTTCTGGTTTAAATCCAGACAATAGAGCGCATAATAGTATAATCATATTGCTTGAAAAAAATAATTTGCTAGATAAACAAAATAAGCCCCTTACAAGGCCCTTACAAGGGCGTAAGGATATGGATATGGTTAAGGATATGGATATGGATATGGTTAAAGGGACAAAAAAAATTAAAATTTCATTTATTGGGGAAGAAATTATACAATATTGGGATTTATGGAAAGATTACAAAAGCAAACAATTTAAATTTAATTATAAAACAGTTCAAAGCGAGCAAGCTGCATTTGATGATTTAGTTAGGCTGTCTGAAAAAAATTGTGAAAATGCTATTGAAATTATAAAACAATCTATGGCAAATGGGTGGAAAGGGCTATTTGAGCTTAAAATAAGCCAAAATAAGCCACTTTCTCGAAGAATTGATAATAAGTATCAAAACGAATTAGAAACCGCTAGAAACGCCTTTAAACCAATTTCTGAATAATGATAACAATTTTTAAAAACATTTTTTCTAAGGAACCAAATTACATTTCTGTTGAAGCCGCGTTAAAAAGAATACAAGAAGGTAAAAGTAAATCAACTGTATCTGAAATCAGAGGAACAATTGATAAAGAAAAAGCAAATAAGATTAAACTTAACCTTCCTTCGGTTTGTTTTAGTGGTAAATTTGGTCCCGATAGAACGGATGCTCAGTTAATTACGCATAGTGGTTACATAGTTTTGGATTTTGACAATGTATTTGAGCTTAGGGATAAGCAAAATGAGATTATATCAAATCAATTTGTTTATGCTTGCTGGATTAGCCCTTCTGGTAACGGATTAAAAGCTTTGGTAAAAGTAGCAAATGGGGTAAAACATAGAGAACATTTTCAAGCATTACAAGAAGTGTTTCCAGAGATTGACCGAAGCGGAATTAACCAAAGTAGAGTTTGTTATGAAAGCTATGACCCTGAAATTTACATAAATGACAAGGCTGAGGTTTTTAAGAAGATTAAAAAAACTGAAAAGGTTGTTATTTATGAGAAAAACGATGATGACCAAAAGATATTTAAGAATGTTTTGACTTGGTTATCTAATAAAAATGAGGCTTTTGTTACAGGAGAAAGGAATAATTTTATATTTAAATTAGCTTCAGCTTGTTGTCGTTTTGGTATTAATGAAACCGCAGCAAATTCTATGATTCATATGGAGTTTATAACCAATTCGGAGTTCACAAAAAGCGAAGCAGATAGAGCAATACGCTCGGCATACAAGGCTAATTCAAAAAACTTTGGAAGTGCATCATTTGATAAAGAAATATTAGTTGATAAAGTTTCTAGAAAGGAAATTGAAGTTGAAAAAGCCGTATTTGATGAAGGGTTAAAGTTAAAAGATGTTATTTATGGTATTGATGTAAAAGAGCAAGCTTTGAGAATTTATGATGAAGGCTATGCAAAAGTAGATGGAATTGGCGTACCCGATTTAGATGATAAATTTAAACCAAAGAGAGGGGAGATTACAGTTCTTACTGGTATTGGTAACTATGGTAAATCTTCGTTTAAAAAGTGGTATCAAGCAATGCGTATAATGTTGTACGGAGAAAAGTTTGCTACATTTTCACCAGAAGATAATCCACCTGAAGAATACTACCATGACTTTGTAGAGATTATTTTAGGATGTGATTGTAGTCCTGCAAATCCACATAGACCATCTAAGCAAGTTTATGAATATGTTTACGATTTAGTGTGCAAGCATATATTTTATGTTTATCCTAAAGATGTATCGCCTACTCCACAATATGTGATGGAAGTGTTTTTAGAATTAATTGTAAAAGAGAATGTAGATGGCGTAGATATTGACCCATTCAATCAGTTAACAAATGAATATCAAAAGTTTTCAAGGAGTGATAAATATCTTGAGTGGGTATTGTCTGTATTCTCAAGATTTGCACAGATAAATAATATTTTCTTTTGGATAATTGCTCACCCTGTTAAAATGATTAAAGCTTCTGATGGTAACTATCCATGTCCAGATGTGTTTGATTTGACTGATGGCGCAATGTGGAACAATAAGTTAGATAATATTCTTGTATATCATAGACCTTTTGCACAAACAGACCCTAGCAATCCGTCTTGTGAATTTCATAGTAAAAAGATTAGAAGACAAAAGATTGTTGGTAAAAAAGGGTTTATTTTATTTCAAATGTATTTTCAAACAAGAAGATTTTTATTTAATGGATTAGATTCTTTGCAGAAAATAATTAATGATAAGAATATAGTTTTAAGACCTGATGCGTCAGTTCAAAAAACATTTGATAATTGGGTGCCTTACAAAGATGATAATGGAACAGAAATTAATTTTTAATAATAAAACAAAACACAATGATTAGAATTTCAGTAATCGGAAGATTAGGACAAGATGCAACAGTAAACAATGTAAATGAAAAAACAGTAATTAATTTTTCAATGGCTTACAGCGAAAAGTTTAAAAACCAACAAGGACAAGAGGTAGATAAAACAACTTGGGTTTCTTGCGCTTACTGGACTGACAAAACCAACGTAGCCAACTATCTTAAAAAAGGTACTTTGATTTACATGGAAGGGAAGCCAGAGGCAAAAACATATTTGAATGATAAGACCAAAGAAACAGTGGCTCAACTCCATGCTAGGGTTACAAGCTTGCAATTATTATCTAGCAAATTAGATGAAAACCAAATTTAATGTATATTCACGAATTAAATAACCCAATAGATGTTGAAACACCACTTGGATACGGGAAAGCAATCGCATGGCTCGACTACGGAAGCGACACAAACACTGTTTGGAAAGTCATACTATACCACAACGGCATGGTGCGGAACTTTTACGATGACGACATACTTGTTTACCCCAATAAAATGGACGGCGGGGAATTAGATAAAAATTATTTTAAAAACAAACAATAATGGCAAAACTTACAAATTCATCCAAGGTTACATTTGGAACAAAAAAATCAGGAAGAGCAAAAAAATCTTATAACAAACATTCACCCCGTCCAAAACAATATAGAGGGCAGGGCAGATAAAATAAATATATGAATAATAAAGCCGCAAAAAAACTAAGAAGATTAGCAATTGCTATTGCCGCAGCTAATGGTAAAATTGAAGACTCTGAAAGAATCTACAAGAATTTAAAAACAGTGCATAAAGAAAATAAAAAAAGCCCCTAATGAAAGGGGCTAATTTACTAAGCATTTGCTGCTGTAAGAACTTGGTTAACTGTAGAAGTTACAATTAATTGTACACTTCTTTGGTTTAAACCAGTTGGAGGAAGAGTAATTACAGAGTTAGCAGTAGCTCCATTAACAGGGTTTGCGCCTGTGTAAGGAACAACTACAATACCTTGAGATGGGATAGCGCATACTACACCACCCGATGTTGCTGTTGCGTATTGGTTTCTTTGTAAAACCGTTACTGCGAAAATGTTTGCCATTTTGTTTTTGTTTTAATTGTTATATAATATATAATTGGCTTAGCAAATATAATAAATTTTGCCAAGTTTATAAAATGTTTAACTTTGAATTAAATTAATTAAATTATGAAATTGAAAGCTCCAAGTAATAGAGTAATCATTAAAGTTGACCTAGAAAGTAAGAATAGCCATACGTTTAAAGATGGTACAAAAATTAAACTAGAAAGAGTATATGATAATTTTAATATGCGTTATGTTAAACCTGTTAATGCTGAGGTTGTTGATGCTAAAGATATACCTACGGGAGCTGAAATTCTTATCCATCATAATGCTACTCATGATACTTATAAGATTTTTAATTATCAAAGACCTACTACTGAAGCTTCTTCAGATATTCAATATTTCTCAATACCAATCGAAGAATGTTTTATGTGGAGAGAAGGGAAAGGTTCCATATGGAACGCTTTAAATAATTTTGTTACAGCTCTAAGAATATTCAAACCATATAAAGGTATGCTTGAGGGTATTGAACCAGAAGTAATGAATAATAAACTATACATAACTAGCGGTGAGTTGAAGGGTAAAGCAGTTAATACCGTAATTTCAAGTGATTATGAAATTATATATCAAAATGAAGATGGAACAGAAGGAAGAATTATTAGATTAAGATATTTTCCAGATGGTAATGATAGAAATGAGATTACAGCTATAAATGATAATTTGACAGAATTAGTTGAAAATGGCGATTTATGGGTAGGGTATAGCAAATCAGATGCAAAACAATTAAAAGAAGTAGAATGTCTGTAGAATTAGATAAAATAAAGGATTTAGAGAAACAAGTTGCTTATTTGCAAGGTAAAAACGCCTATTATGAGCAAGATGGTATTGGTAAGCTATATCATGCCTTGAATAGAAAGGCTAATGAGATGGCTGAGTTATTGAATAAAACTAGTCTTACAGCTATTGATATTGATGACCCTAAGATTAAGACTTTTGAAAGATTACAGAAAATATGGGCAGATGCTGGTACAATTTCGGCTTCAATTAAAACATTGGAAGTATTAGCCGGAATAAATCAAGAAGTAACTGACAAAAAAGAGGTCGTTCAAGTTAATAAAAAACCATTTTCACCAGAGAATATGGCTGATGCCGTTGGTGAATTAGCTGGCAAAAGAATATAATTATGAAATGTATTAATTGTAAAATAGATAAAGATTCTTCTGAATTTTATTATAGAAATGATTCAGGCAAATATAGGGCTTCATGTAAGGTTTGTGAAAAAAACAGAGTAAATAAATATAGATTAGAAAAAATAGATATAATTAAGGAAAAGAAAAAAGAATATTGGAATAAAAATAAAAAAAAATTAAATGAAATTAATAAAGTAAAATCAGCTAATTATAGGCAAAATAATATTGAAAAAGTCAGAGAATCAGCTAAAAAATGGGCTAAAGAAAATAGACACAAACAGAGAGAATATACTAATTATAGGTATAAAAATGACGTTAAATACAATTTAAATATAAAGTTAAGACGAAGGTTATTTATGTCATTAAAAAGGGCAAAAGCAAGTAAAAAGAATTATACTATTAAATTATTGGGGTGCGATTTATTATTTTTTAAATCATATATAGAAAGTAAATTTACTGATAATATGAGTTGGGAGAATATATTAAATGGCAAAATTCATATAGACCATGTTATCCCATGTTCATCTTTTAATTTAGAAAAAAAAGAAGAACAAGAAAAGTGTTTTAATTATTCAAATTTACAGCCTTTATGGGCTTTGGATAATCTTATAAAAAGTAATAAAACATTATGTATAGAAAAATAGATGGAGGTTCAGAAATTGATATTCAATGGGTTAAGTGTCAATTACCACCAGAAGGATATGTATATAATATTCTTACTAAAAAAATTGAGTTCAGAGGTATTTATAAAATATCAGACAAAAAAGAAGAGCAATATTGGAAAAGGATTCCTATGCCAAGCTGGTACAAAGATGTTACGAAAGCTTGGGATGATTATGATAAAAAAAAGAAAGATGATGATTCTGAATTTTATGATGAACAATTAGAAAATTATAAAAAACAAGAATGGGACAGAAGGCTTAATGGATTTTGGTATTATAATAATGGCATTCCAACATATTTAACCGGAATGCATTATTTGTATTTACAATTTTGGTCAATTGATATTGGTTATCCAAAGTTTAGGATACCAGATTTAGAGAAGTTCTATTTTATGGAATATTGTATTCAAGACCCGTTATGTATGGGTATGCTTGAGGTAACTAAAAGAAGGTTTGGTAAGTCATTTGTGGCTGGTTTATTTGTAACCGAATACACTACAAGGACAAAGATGACAAACGGCGGTATTCAGTCTAAAACAGGCTCTGATGCTAAAAAATTCTTTGCCAAGACAGTGGTTAATCCATTTAGACGATTACCTAAGTTTTTTAGACCAGAATATGATATGTCTTTGGGGGTAAATCCAAAGTCTGAGATGAGATTCCAAAAGACAAACGTAAGAGGTAAGAAGGCAGAGGATAATGTAGATAAAGACGAATTAGGTTCAGTTATTGACCATCAATCAGCAGATACTGTTGCCTATGATGGACAAAAGCTCCATAGATATGTAGCAGACGAGTGCGGTAAAACCACAGAGGTTAATGTGTATGACAGACACGAGGTTGTGCGTTATTGTTTGCTAGATGATGAAGGACAAATTATTGGTAAAGCATTATATACCACTACAGTAGAGAAACTTACAACTGAAAAGGATGGCGTTCAAGATGCCTTTAAATTATTATGGGAAGAAAGTAATCAAGAAAAACGACAAGATAATGGAACTACTTCTAGCGGTCTTTATCGATTCTTCATGTCTGCAAAGCGTACAAGAAATTTTGACGATTTTGGGTTTCCAGATGAAGAAAAAACTTTGGCTCAAATTTCAGCCGACAGGGACACAGTAAAAAATAATCAAAGAGCATTATCTGCTCGTATTAGAAAAGAGCCTCTTACAATAGACGAAGCTTTTAGTACAGATTCAGATAAGTGTATTTTTAATGTAATGAACATTGGAGCAAGAGAGTCTTATTTAAAAGAAAACCCTAAACTCAAGCGCCATATCATATTTTATAGAGATATTGACCAAATAGTTAGATGGAGAGAAATAAATGATAAAGAAGAAGATTTTCATTGGGTTATAACTCAGTTCCCACAGGCGGGCGAAGAAAACAAACATACCTACGATGTAAAAACTAGAAAGCCAGCTAGGGTATCTGATGGCGCAATAGCAATTGATGGTTATAGTAATAGTCAAGGTGGTAAGTATGGTTCAAAAGCTTCAGCTTGGATAGGGAGGAGATACGATTTATTAAAACCAGAAGATACTGGGAAAGCCATAGGTCATCTTTACGGCAGGCCTCAAATTAAAGAAACATTGCACGAGCAAGTACTTTTAGCAGCTGAATTTTATGGGTATCAAGCTTGGTATGAGCATAATAGTGATGATTATTTGTCATATTTTAGAGATAGGGGTAGGGTTGGCTATCTTGGTTCATACCCGCTTTCAACAATTGACCCAGCAAAAAGAGAAACAGCTGATAGACACAAAGGATTTCCTACTACACCGTTTAGCTTGACAAAACAAACCGATGTGGGTATTATGTATTTTGAATCACATATTGATTCAATAGATTTTGAAAATTTGTTAGAAGATGCAAAAAAATTCGACCCAAACAATAGAACAGACTATGATATTACCGTATCTTTTTTGATGTTAATTGTATGTTTAATGGAACCGGTCCAAAAACAAATCAAGAGAGAAGCGCTTGTAAAAAGTTATGTTCCTGTGTTTAATTAATTAAAATTTTACTAAATTCTTAATATTTAGTATATTTGACACAAAATACACTCAATTGGCAGATAGTCCTTTATCAATATCAGCAGCAAATAGTAATGGAGAAGCTTTAAAAAAGTTTCAAATTACTACCGATGTATCTTCTAAGAAAGATTACATGTACGGTAAAAATGTTGCGCAAAGCATCTACTCTACAATATACGGTAACCAAACTTATTTTTGGTTAAGAAATAATAGATTTAGAAAAAATAGACAAATTGCAAATGGTAAAATAGACATGAGTGTGTTTATGGACCGTTTAGAAATGAACAGCAAAGCTAACTTTGTAAATATAAATTGGAAATCAATTATTATAGGTAATACAATTGTTGCAAGGTTAGTTGGCTCATGGATGAGTAGAAGAGAGAAAGTTACAGTTGTTGCAACAGATAGTGCATCAGCAATGTTAAAAAAAGATGCAGCTGATGAAGCAGAATTTGTTTATCAAAATAAAGAAGTGCTTTCTCAATTACAGCAAGAGTCTGGTGTACAAATTATTCCACAAGACCAATTTGTAGCTGAAGATAAAGATGAATTAGACCAATGGATTTCAGAATTTAATCATTTACCGGAAGAGATACAATATAGTATAGGATGTAATAATGTACTTGAAGCCAATGGTTGGAATGATGTTTTAAAACAAAGACTATTACATGATTCAGCAGAAGTTGGGTTAGTGTGTACATATACTTGGATGGATGAAGAAGGGGAAGTTCATGTTCAATGGATTCGTCCTGAAAACGCAATTTATTCATATTCTGATTTCCCAGATTTTAGAGATACAACATATCGTGGACATATCTTGTCTATGAAAATAAGTGAAATAAGAGCTAGATATGGTAAAGCTAGTGGTGGAACATTATCTGAAGAAGATATATTTATGTTAGCTCAGTCATGTAAGGAATACCAATTAACGGATAAGATTAAGTGGATGCAAGATTGGAATGTTTCTTGGCTAAGACCTTATGATGAGTGGAATATTGATTTAATGAATTTTGAAATTAGAACATTAGATTCTGATGGATATACTGTTACCAAAACTAAAAAAAATGGTAGCACAATTATAAGAAAAGGCAAACCAGAAAAACTTGATGAGAATCAAGAATATTTAGAAGAGAAAAAATGGAATATATACGAAGGTGTGTATTGTCCTGTTACTCAAAAGATGATTAAGTGGGGAATTAAGAAGAATATGATTCGCCCTCAAGACCCTAAAGAAATTGGTAATGCTGAATTTTCATATAGTTTATATATGTACGACCCATACGATATGCGTAATGTGGCTGTACCTGAAAAAATAGAAGAACCTATTGAGCAAATGATTTTGGCTAGATTGAAGATACAACAAATGGTAGCTAAGATGGTGCCAGCAGGTGCTTCTATTGATGTTGACGCATTACAAGAGCTTGATTTAGGTTTAGGTGATTCAGTTAAACCATTAGACGTACAAAAGATTTGGGAACAAACTGGTAAACTTTATTATCGTGGTAGAGATGCCGAAGGTAATAGAATACCGGTGCCAATCACAGAATTAGCTAATACAGGATTTGCTCCTCAATTACAAGCTTTAATTCAATTATACCAATTCCATTATCAAGTATTAAAAGATGAGCTAGGAGAAGACCCTAACTTAATGAATCAAGCTGCACAGCCAAGAGTTGCTGCGTCAAATATAGAGGCTTCAAGAGTTTTAGCTAATAATGCAACCGAATATATGTATGATGCATATATTTATGTAATGGAAGAAAGCTGTAAAAAAATAGCTTGTTTATTGAATAAAAGCGTAACATACGGAGCTAAGAAATATAGAGATTTGTTAAAACAAGAAGATGTAAAAGATAGGAATTTTGTTGCAACGGTAAAAATGTTACCAACAGAAGTAGAGATAGCAAATTTGCAAGCAATGATGAATAATGCTATTGCATCAAATCCTCAATTAATAATATATTTAGACCCTTTTAAAGCAATGAGAATTGCAAAAGAGAATGTGTCATTAGCTGAACTATATTTTAGACAAGCTCAAAAAAGATATATAAAAACAGAGCAAGAAAAAGCTCAAGCCAATAGTGAACAAAATGCACAGATTCAACAATCTAGCATGCAAGCTAAGGCTCAAGGGGATGCTGCTTTGTTAGATAAGCAAACGCAAGCTAAACAAAGAGAAATTATAATTCAAGGTATGTTTGATTTAGCTAAAGCTAGTATACCAATGCCAGTAGAATTAAAACCTTTAATAGCTGAAATGTTACAAAATGTTGAAATGCCATTAATGATGGATAATCAACAAATGGAACAAGCTATCCAACAACAAGAAATGGAAGCTCAGCAACAAATGATGCAACAACAAGGTCAACAAGGTTCTCCTGAAGAACAACAAATGATGATGGAACAACAACAAATGCAACAACAATAAAATAACATAAAAAATAAATAAAATGGCAACATCAATAAGTAAGCTATTAATTAGACTTCAAAAATTTAGTTCAAAAATAAGCAAAGTAGTAGATGCTACAAATGAATTTAATAAAGGTGGATTTTATATCCAAGATTTATCTGGATGGGATTCAGCGGTAGTTCAGTTTGGTACAATATCAGCTGAAGGTACAATTACTTTTTATACTACCAATGATGACGGAAGCGTAAACGCAGGTCAGTTATTACCAGCTCCAGAAGTTCCAGATAATTTTATACCAGTAAAAGGAGTTGATTTGGCAACAAAAGGTGATGTATTAGTTGCTAGCAATGATTCTATGGTTGAATTTGGGATTATTGGTAAATATTTATCATTATCAGGAGATACTATAGTTTACCCATTAAGTTATGCTTATGTGTTATCAAAAAATACATATCCAACACCGCAAGAAGCTTATAATGTAGGTGTTTTACAAGGAACTGAAATAGTATATACAACAACTTCTACACTATCAAATTCAAATATACTTTTTGCTGATAGTAGATTAACTCAACCAATTTATGGTGACGGAACTAGTTGGTATGGTATTTCTTTACTTACAAATGATAGCGTAAAATATGCTATAACTATTGATGGCGAAGCTGCTATAGTTATAGATTAAAAATAGAAACCAAATAAGCATTTATGCCAGAGAATACCCCAGCAGCTCCAATAGAGCTTGCAGAAGGCTTCAATCCGTTTTCGGATGATAATGCACCACAAGTGCAAACTAAGATAGAAGAAGCCCCTATCTTAACAAATGAGTCAGCGCAAGCGGCTCCTCCTCAACAAGAGGAAACAAAAGTAGAGGAACAAACGCCTGCTCAATCATTTGACTCAAATCAATTTGTTAAAGAAAGATTTGGTTATGATACCGTAGAGCAAGCTGAACAAGAGTTTAAAAAACTCAAAGAGCAACCAAGTTTTGAATTTAAAGATGATGTTAGTAGAACATTATTTGATGCCATTAAAGAAGGCAAAGCAGACGATGTTTACGAAATTTTAAACCAACAAAAAAGGTTAGAAAAACTAATAACTTCAGATTTAACGCCAGACTTGGCTGCTGAAATTGTTAAAACAAATATTAAAAATAAATATAAAGATTTGACATCTGAAGATGTTGACCTTTTGTTTTATGACCAATATTTCGTACCTTCAAAGCCTGAACAAGCTTATGATGAATCCGATGAGGATTATGCTGGGAAAATAAAAACATGGCAGTCGCAAGTAGATTACGCTGATAGGAAGTTGATGATTGAAGCGAAAGTGATTAGACCAGAGCTGGAAAAATTAAAAAGTGAAATAAAATTACCTGATATTTATAATGAGGCTGGAAGAGAAGCTGAATCTCAAGAGGAATTTGAGATTATGCAACAAGCAAGGTCGATTTATGAAAAAACACTTGATTCTGATTTCCAATCATTTAGTGGATTTAATGTTTCGGTAAAAGACGAGGATGTCGAAATACCGATTTCATTTAATGTAGCTGAAGACGAAAGATTGGCAATGAAGAATGATTTGACGGATTTTGATAGTGACTCATATTTTGAGAAAAGATGGTTCGCCGAGGATGGTAAACCAAAAGTTCAACAAATAATGGCAGATAAATATCTGCTAGAGAATCGTGAAAAAATCTTTTCAAAAATAGCAAATGAAGCAGCATCTCAAAGATTGTTGGCTCATTTAAAGAAAAACGGGAATATAAATATCAACCAAAGCCCCACTCCTCAAGGAGCGAAACCAGACCTAAATGGCACCGAAGCTGAAAGGCTAAGGATGGCAGAATGGGCTTTTAGTTCGTAACTTGATATTTGCCTTTGGAGGAGGCGCAAAAAATAAAAAATAAATATCATGGCAGGAATACCTACCTCAAATATTTTGCAGCCGGGTTCAATCTCGTTGCAAACCCAGAATAGGCAACTTATGGTTGACCTACAATTATTAACTCCACAGTACTACAAGCAATACACTCAAAAGTATGGCAATGAAGATTTTACATGGTGGTTAGCTGCTCATAGCGGCATGGAAGAAGTTAAAAACTTAAACTACTTCTGGTTTGAAAACCGCGGTAAATTAATGCCGGGTGTTACAAACGAATCTACAGTTGTTGCGGCAGCTGGTGCTTCTATTACATTAACTTTAGGACAAGAAGCTTACTACAACAGTGGTACTCAAACTCCTTTAAGAGTTAATGAAACTTTGCGTGTTGCATCTTCAAACATTGAGGGTGTTATCGTAAGTATTGATGATTCTGTTCCTTACGCTTGGACTTTTGTAGTTGCTCCTAAGCAAACTTCTCAAGGTTTCCAATCAGCTGGTTCTGGTTCATTATTAGCTGGTGAGGTTTTATTATTCGGTGGTGACGCAGATGCTGGTGAAGCTTCTCAACAAATCAATCCTTTAATCCAATTGGACCAAAGATATGATAACTATGTAACAGAAATTCGTGATGGTTGGTCTAACACTGACTTAGCGCAAATGGCTGAAACATATTATGAGTTCCCTGTATCTCCAGATATGGCTCAAAATGGCGTTACTGCATTTACTTACAAAGGAATGTACAAGACTCTTGTTCGTTTCAAGAATAACGTAGAGAATAAATTAATGCGTGGTAATTTACAAAATAACACTGCAATTGATTCTAACTCACAAGGTTCAGTAGGTATCATTCCTAAAGTTGTTGCTGACGGTGAAACTGTTGGTTACACTCCGGGTACATTAGATATCGCTAAATTACATGAGATTACTCGTATCATGGACGTTAATGGTTGTGCTAAGCAATCTGCTTGGTTAACTGACATTTTCCAAAGACAAGATTTCTCTGATGGTATCTTCGCTGCTTACCCAGCTGGTGCTTTCGTTTATGGACAAGGTGAGAAGTCAAAAGAGGCTTCTGTTGCTTATGGTTTCCAAGAAATCTTTATCGATGGATATTTATTATCTGTAAAGAAGTACGCTCAATTCAACACTGAGGTTACTACTGGTTTAACTCCAAATGTAGATTACTTCCGTAATTTCGGATTAATCTATCCAATGGGTGAAACTAAGGATGCGAAAACCGCTCAAGTTTACAAGAATATCACTATTATGTATCAACAACCTCCTCAAGGTGGTACTGTTGGTAACGGTATTCGCGTATGGCAATATGGTGGTGGTTCTCCAAACCCTACAGATGGTACAATGACTAATCAAATCGCGATGATTACCTACAGAGGTACTCGTGTTTGTGCAGCAAACCAATTTATCATCGTTCAAGGTAACTAATTTGTTACCAAAATAATCGGGTAGGGGCAACTTTATTGATTGCTCCTACCTTTTTTAAACATTAAAAAATAACCATTTATGGCTCGTTTAAAGGCAGTAGGGTTAGCAGAAGCTAACTTCTCACAACAAGGTGAAGTAAAAGTACAAAGACAAAATGATGAGGCTGCACAAGCTATGCAGGAATCCTTTTCATCTAATACAGCAACAACTTTCAAGATTTTCAAATTATCAGATACCAAGAAAAATGGCAAATACCATATGGAAGGTATTGATGATGTATGGAATGAAAAGAAAGGTAGAATGGAAAGAATAAGACTTTTGAGAGGTTATCCAAGTATTTGGGTAGAAGACCAGAAAGGACTAGAAAAATCATTTGTTGAACAAAACAGAAGAAGCTTAATTTTTGATAGAAGAGTATTAAGAATAGCTGATTATGACGTAGAAGCTTTAGAGTTTTTAAGTCTATGCAACGCTAATCTAGACAATCCTAACAAAAAAGGTACTAGAAAAATTACATTCTTTCAATGGAATCCACAAAGAACAGCAGAGCTTGAAAGAGCTAAAAGAGTCGCTAAAGTTGAAGCAATTAAATATGCTTCATTGGCAAGCGAGGAAGAAATGCGTAAGCACTGCAATTTCTTGGGAATTACATTTACAGATGAATTAGGAATGCCTAAATCAATGGATGCATTAAGAAACGACTACGAACTTTACGCTGAAGCTCAACCTAATAAGTTTATGCAAAGTGCTGGTTCTAAAGAAGTTGAAATAGCATTTATAGTTAAAAAAGCTTTAATTGATAACAAAATTGACACTACTACAAAAAGAGGTTCAGCTTATTGGTCAAATAATGGAGGTTATATTTGTAAGATACCATCTGACAAAAAACCGCAAAATTATTTAGTCGAATTTGCAATGTATCCTCAAGATGAAAGTAAAGCATTTTTAGAGCAATTGAAGAAATTAATGTAATCTTTCCCCCTCTAAATAAAAGAAGCCCTGTAGCCTAAAAATTACGGGGCTTTTTTGTATCTTTTTCGTATATTTGTTGTACAACTTATTTCAATGAATGTTAATGATATGTATCAGATATGCCAATTTGCAATTAACAAAGCGCAAAATGGTTATTTAACTCCATCAGAATTTAATCTGACTATAAATCAAGCACAGGTTTCATATCAAGATTATTTATTAGGAGAGTTTCAACAATACCAACCCGGAAGACCACAAGCTAGAATTAATTATAGTCAAAATGAAAATATAAGACAAAGGCTTACTCCATTACTTGCAACCGCAGCACTTGCAGTCAATGCTGGTACTGGTGCTGTAGTGTATCCGGGCGACTATGTTCAAGCGGATAGCTTATTGACTTCTACATTACAAAGAGTTAGATATACTCAACAAGATAGCTTATATTCTTATTACAATAGCACAATAGACCCGGTAGCTACTAATCCTATTTATATGATTACTAGTACTGGATTCCAATTTTATCCAATAACAATTGGTACTGTTACCTTGAACTATATCAAGGAAGCTCCATCAATTGTTTGGGGTTACACATTAGTATCTGGACGACCTGTATATAATCCATCTGCATATAATCCGGGTCCACCAGCTTCTGGTAGCCAACAACCAGTATGGGCTGATGTAGATTTATTAGAAATAATAGCTAGAGCATTGAAATTAGTTGGCGTAAGTTTACAAATTGGTCAAGTAGAACAATATGCTAATCAAGTAACTCAACAAGGACAATAATGACAAGAAATATATTTATAGAAAGAATATTAAGACAGATTTATAATGGGCAGCCATCTGATGATAGCAGCATTACTTATAATCTAGTTAATCAATGGCTTAATGATGCTATTGGTTTGGCTGTTAAAAAGAATTATACAGATAGTATTCAAATGGATGGTGTTGCTTATGTAAACAATTCATTTTATACTAGCTATTCTAGTTTGACAATAACACAAGTAGATAATACTACTTTTAAATTTACTTTACCACAAATACCAGTAGCACTAGGCAAAAATGAAGGTATAGCTACATTACAATTTAGTAATAGCAAGACCCCAACATCTTTTGGCGCAGTGCCATTAAGTATGAATCAAGTAGGTTACCAAGATACATTAAGACCAATTCAAAATAAAGTAGTTTATTGGCCACAAGGTCAAGAGGTTTATATGAGTACAGGAATACCATTAACTGCCTATAAAGCTAATGTAAGAATGGTTAGTGGTGGTGATTCAACTGATTTAAATTCAACATTAATTATACCAGATGATTATGTGCCTATTATGGTTGAGTATATCAAAGCTCAATTAGCCTTTGAAAGGTCAAGACCAATAGACGCAAGTAACGATGGCGTAGATAACAACAACTAATAATATGAAACCAATTAGAGATTTAGTTTTAGTAAAGCCATTTATGGCGGAAGGTGTTACAGAGGGAGGGTTATTTTTGCCTGAAAACTATATTGAAAGAAGCTGTAAGGCTAAAGTAGTTTCTACCGGAAGAGGCACAGCTAAAATAAAAATGGAGGCAAAAAAAGATGATATTATTTTTCATATCAAAGGAGCAGGGGAAGCAATTTTATTAAACGATGAATTGCATTTTTTGATTCGTCACAATGATATATTAGCTTACGTTTCAAATAATTAAAAATGTCACAAGCAAGAAATTATATAACAATAGATTCAGTAATCAATGATTACATTGATGAAAGTGAACAATCAGTCCACAAATACGCTAAATTATATAATATAGCAGTTAGGGGAATGGAAAAACTTGGCCTAGATTTTTTCTATAAAATTAGAACGGTTAAGATACCAATTGATACAACAAACTATACTGCTCAACTGCCTAATGATTACATTAGTTATACTAAGATAGGTGTATTAAACTCGGTAGGTGAAATTATTCCTTTGAAGTTTAATAACAAAATGACTTATTATGCAGACCAACAGCCAGATAGACTTGCTTTAACGCAAGATAATACATTAGCAACATGGTATCAATCTGATTTGCCTTTATGGTTTAATTATTGGGATGGATATGGGTTTAATAATATTTATGGCTTACCAAGTGGCTCACCATTTGTAGGCTCGTTTAATATAGACGATTCTAATGGGGTGGTTCTTTTAAATCAATATTTTTATTATTCTTATTTGATGATAGAATATTTATCTAGCGGAAACCCAGATGAGCCATTTAGAATACCTATTCAATTTAGAGAGGCATTATTATCATTCTTAGCTTGGAGAGATATAGCATCTATGCCAAGTACGAGAAAAGGTAATCTAGGCGATAAAAGAGATAGAAAGCAAGAATTTTACAATCAAAGAAGAATTGCTAACGCTCAATTTAAGCCATTGTACTTAATGCAAGCTTACGAACAAAATTTAGACACACAAAGAATGACTGTAAAAGCTTAGAAATAAATGCCAATTATAAATAACCCTTTTAATGGTAAGCTTAATTTAGATGTTGCGGAATATAGAATATCCAATGGCGATTATATTGATGCTTTAAATATAACCAAAGACGCACAAGGAATTAGTCAAGATATGGTTATTTCGAATATAATTGGGAATACGTTAATTCCTTATACTTTACCAGAAGGAACTAATAAAGTAATTGGATTTTATTCAGATAAAATAAGGAATAGAGCATATTATTTTCTTTGGAATAGTGAAGGGTATAATAGTATAATCTATTATGATTTGAGTAATGATTCTATTACAACAGTATTAGAAAGTAGAACAGATAGCGATGATATTGATATTTTAAATTTTAATCCTTCATATAAAGTTCTTTCAGTTAATATATTTTATAGAGATGATGAGGGTGATTTGCTATTCTTTAATGATGGTTTAAATCCTCCAAAAAATATTAATGTAAATGATAATTATGGGACATCTTGGAAATATGAGTATTTATTAATAGCTAAAGCTCCACCAATAATGCCTCCCAAGGTAGTTTATGAAAATGATACTACAGTAACAATTAATAATTTAAGAAATAAGTTATTTCAATTTACATATAGATATGTGTATGTGAATAATGAAAAATCTGTATGGAGTTCTAAAAGCATAGTTCCACTTCCTCAACAAGATACTTTATTGTTAACTGATGATGTAATATTTACAAACAATTCAAGGATTTCTGTATCAGTATCTACTGGTGGTTTAGATGTAAAGGGGGTAGAAATTTCATTTAGAGAAACATCTAATGGTTTTACAAGCGATTGGTATTTTATTAAATTATTTAATAAATCCGATTTGGGTATAGATGATAATGTTATATATACATATAATTTTTATAACGATAGCCTATATACGCAAATTGATGTTTTAGAAACATCTCAATTGCAAGATTTTGTTCCACAAAAAGCAAATGCAGCTGAATTAGCTAATGGAAATGTTTTATTATATTCTGGTATAACGGAAAGTTATAATAAAACAAATATGAATTTAGTTGGAAATTCTTTTTCTGATTTAGATGGGTATTATTTTGATTATTGTGGATTATTATTTTTTGCAACTAGCAATGGGTTAAATAGTGGCGTATATGGTACAATACTAAAAATTTATTTATTTGGTACTGGTGCAAATACTACAAATATTGTAAGCATTTTAAATAATGCAAATACGGAATTTGTTATTAACGCTGTTGATGATACTGGTGCAGATATAGGAATGACATATACCAATGCTTCTGCAACAGGTAATGTAAGCGCTATTTTAACTGCAATATCTAATGCTTTGATTGCAAACGGCTGGTCTAATTCAAGCATTGAAAATAATATATTAACAATAAGTTTTAGTGCAGGATTTTTATTGCAATCAAGTGGAAATAAATTTATAGAAACAGCTGACAATACAGTATTTGCAAATACATGGAATGCCGGGTATGCTTATGCTTTGCAATATTTTGATGCAGAAGGTAGAACTATAGGCGCTCAAACTAGCTTAACAGCCACAATTAATACTCCAAATTCAGGATATAATTGGTATAGTCAACCTTTTCTTGAGATATTAAATAGACCACCATTAGAAGCTACTTACTATCAAGTATTAAGGTCTAATAACACAACTTATAATAAAAGATTATTTTGGATAAGCAGAGGGGCTTATGCTAGTACATCTCAAGATACAACAGTTCAAAGATTTGCTTATTTAGATATAAGTAATATAGAAGATTATAATTTACAAATAACATCTACTCAAGGAGTAGTTTCATATAATTTTGTTCAAGGGGATAGAGTTACATTTTTAGCTAGATACAATGCAAATAATGATGTTATTCCAATTTACGAGCAATATGATTTTGAAATTTTAGGTACTGAATCTACTATTGTTTTAGAAAATGGCACTAGAAAATTAGGAAATTTTATTAAATTTTTATATCCAGAAGCTGCTAATAATAACTTTAATTTTAGTTTTGGTGCATTACCATTGCCTTTTGGCACAACTGCGGAAGATTTCTTGCATTATCAAATATTTTTATATAATTATAGGAGTAATGCTAGCGCTACAGAAAGATTATATTACGAATTTGGTAAATGTTATGGAATAGGCAATCCGGGTACAAGTCTTGCATATCATATGGGAGATGAAACACAATCAGCTACAAACCCATCAACAAGTCCTGCAATTGTAAGTATGGCTAATGGAGATTTATTTTTTAGAAAAAGAAAAGTTCCATATAATGATAATTATATATTTACATCAGGTGCTACTAGTCAAGATATTAATTCAATAATGCAAATTAATGTAATACCTACAAGTCCAATTTCAAATTCAAGTTATATTGTTAAAACACAAGATTTTAATAATAATCTACCTGCTAATTTTCCAACATTTTCTAGTTCAAATTATTTCTTTTGGAATATATTAGCAACAAAAGCGTTAGTATTAAAATTAAAAGCTGATTTTTCTGTATATCAATCACAAGATAATAATAATACTAATTTCAATTTTAGGGCGCTTATAATATCATCTACTTCTTCAAGTTTAATTGACTTATTCCCAACTAAAATTGTTCAATCTCAGGTACAAACATCTTTTGTACTTGATAATGTAATTTCTATTCCACCTAATTCAAAGCTTTGGTTACTTTGTTATACAGAAAACATTTTAGCTGGTGAAACATTTACCATCAATCCATTTAATTTAAATTTTCAAGTATTAAAAAATAGTATAATAAATATTATTGAGTCTAGTTTTATTGATACATATAATTTAGTTACTAATAGTAATGGAAGGGCTTCGGTAATTGATGAGAATGCGAAACAAACATATTTCCCAACTTTAATTAGATTTGGTGGGGCATACCAAGTAAACACAAATATTAATAAAATTAATAATTTTGTATATGAAAATTTTGATGAGTATGATAGAAGTTTTGGTGATGTACTAAGATTGCATGTTAGAGATAGATATTTAAAAGTTTACCAAAAGTTTAAGGTAGGCAATGTGCCTATTTTGACTCAAATAGTTAAGGATAGCGCCAATAATCCATTACAAGCAAATACCGATACCTTAATTAATAAGATTCAGTATTACGCTGGTGATTATGGGATTGGAGATGCAGCAACAAGTCTAGCTTGGAATAATTTTGCCGATTACTTTGTAGATAATTATAGAGGTGTAGTTTGTAGATTAAGTCAAGATGGTATTACTCCAATAAGTATTACCAATAGAGTGAATGCATTCTTTGTAGCTAACCTTACCGCTTACAGACAAGAATTAAACAATGGAGTATCTGCTGAAGCGGGTTTGCCATATGGTGGTAACCCTTGTATCTATGGTGTATTTGATGCTTATACTAATAAGTATATCCTTGGAATGGAGGAAATCAATAGATATGAACCAGATTGTAATTATAACGGAGGAACAGCTACTACTATTATTTTAGATTGTACATTTAACGGAGGGACAGCTACTTTGCCGCCAATTGATTGCGCATTAGTTGGAGGTACATTTGTTGCTATTCCGGGTCCAAATACATATGCTTTAGGCATTAGTGGTCCTGCGGGAGGCACATTTGCTTGTGCTAATTATTATAATGATACCACAATACTTTATACAGCGTCAGGAGTTACAGTTTTAGCTAATGGGGTTCATTTATATTCAGTTTATAATACAGTAGATGCCCCAGCAGGATTTTATTCTGATAGTATAAATTCTTGGGAAATTGTAGCTGGTGGTATATTAGCTAATCAAACAGCTTGTCCTATGCCGGGTTCTCTTGCAGTTACTCAAGTGATAGGTGGTATTACGTCACAGCAGCCAACACCGGGAAATTACGAATGGTATCCAAATGCAACAGTTAGCATAAATATGCCATATATATCAGATATTACATTTGTAGTTGAAGTAGATTATGATGCATATTTAAGTACTCAATTTATATCTGTAACAATACTAGCGGGTAATACTACTGGTTTTGGAGAAAATGGGCCATTCACAGGTCTTGTAACCACTCCTAATGTAGTTTCAGAATGTATATTTTCATGTGATACACCAAGTGTAGATTTAACTGGATATTCGTGTTAAAAATAAAAATAATATAATATGTCATTTTCAGCAACAATAAGTTTAGTAAGTGGGGGTGTAAATACTGGACCATTTGACCTTTATTCTAATACTGATTCATATACAAGCGCTTTTGCTAGTGGTATAAGTTTAGCATCAATGATAACAGGGTATATAGCACTTACTGTTCCAACTTCAACAACAACTTGCAGAGTAAAATCTGCTGGCGAATGTGTCAACTATGTAGATATTCTAATTTCTTAATATATATAAAAAATTAAAAATGATTGTAACGTTAACATTAAATGGAGGTCAAGGAGTTTCTTTAGGACCAGTTTTTAATCTTACAGCAGATGTGGGGGTAGTAAGTCCTCATACAGTAACTTTGACGCAATTATTGGCAGGATTAGAAATAAATGTAGATATTATTGCTACGGAGGTAATTGTGCAATCTACTGGAAATTGCACTAATTCATTAACCATTCCAATAGTACCAGCATAATGCCAAATACTTTATTATTTCATCAAGACCCATATACCATCTCATTTGATGAGGTAGGTAATAATTTTGAGTCATTTTATTCGTATTACCCAGAGTATTATGGATGTCTTAATACTAAGCTATTTTCATTTAAAGATGGTGAAATATGGGCGCATAATAATACAAGTACATATTGTAATTTTTATGGTGTTCAAGGGGATGCATCTATAACTACCGTATTTAATTCTGGGTCATTGGATAAAAAGACTTGGGTTTCCATTATGGAAACAGGCAATATCGCATGGGCTTGCCCAATAATATATACCCAAATGGACACAGGGGGAACAAGTAATAATAAGCAAGAAAGCGAACTTTTGGCATCAGATTTTACTATTTTGGAATCTGAGTACCAAGCATCATTTTTAAGGGATTCTAACAGCCCCGGAGGGCTTGTAGAAGGGGATAGTTTAAAAGGTGGTTACATGGTCGTAAAATTTGAGAAAACAAGTGCCAATTCTTTCGTATATTTGAACAGCGCAACAACTAAATTCATCAATTCAGCATTAAATAATAGATAATTATGGACCCATTTACAATTGCCGCTATCGCAGGAGGCGCACAAGCATTAGGCGGTGCTGCACAAAGCATTTTTAGCGGTAGAAAAAAAGCCGAAAGAGAATTAAATGCATTTGCAAAACAAAGTCCATTATATCAAGGTAGTAAATCAATTAATGATTATTACCAACAAGCAATGAATAGATATAATGAAAATCCTTATCAATCTCAACAATATCAACTAGGTTCTATGAATGCTCAAAGAGCAACAGCTCAAGGCATTGGCGCATTACAAGATAGACGTTCTGCTATTGGAGGTATTGGTAGATTAGCGGCAGGGCAACAAAATGCTATGCAAAATTTAGGCGCACAAGCAGAAGCTCAAAGAAATCAAAGATTTGGTCAATACGGTCAAGCATCGCAAGCAAAAGCTTCTGAAGATTATAAAATGTTTGATATTAACCAAATGACTCCATATAACAGACAATTACAATTAAAACAATTGGCAGCTCAAGCAGCAAACGAAAGAAATAATGCGGGGCTTCAAATGGTGGGTAGTGCATTAGGCGGTGTAGCTCAAGCAGGAATAATGTCTGGGTATAATAAATTGCCTGTTGATAAATTGCCTCTTGATAAAGTAGCAAATCTTCCATCTCCTTCTTTTGGCAATCCAAATGCTGGAAAGTTTGCTTCATTAAGTAAATTAGGGACTTTAGGTGCAAATTTTGGAACATATAAATCTATATTTGGTAATAAATATTCATTACCAAATATTGGCGGGATATCTCAAGCAAATAATTATCCACAAATTCAAGGTGAATCTTTCTATCCAGAATATTAATTATTAAAATAATAAAAAGTGGCAGCAACAGGATTATTAGGAATAAACCCATATCAAAAAGGAGTAGCTATAGATATATCATCTAAGCCAATTAATTTAGCTATTCAATTAGAACAAAAAGAAGCAGCTAAAAGAGATGCCTTAGATAAGTATTTCATGGATTACGAAAAGACTTTAAGTCAAAATGGAATGCGTCCTCAAGACCAAAATTTATTTTTAAGCAAATTAGGGGAAGCTAAACAATATTATTTTAAAAATAGAGATAAGATATTAAATCCAGCTAAATACGGAGCAGAAGCTCAATCAACCTATAGTTCTTTATTAAGAGAAGGTCAAAGTTTAATAGGAGAATCAAAAGCTCAATTAGAAGATGACAAATTGGTAGCTCGAAATATTTATAATGCTACTCAACAAGGTAAAACAATACATGATGGCTTAATACCAATGATAGATGCTTCTCATCGTAATATAAGGGACAAAGAATTTAAAAGAGTTGACCCTTATGCTTTACAATTTGATGACCCTTTTAAATTAGACCAATTTGAAAAATCTATATTTGCAGGAATTGAACCTAACAAAGTAAATTCTGGGTATAGAACTAATTCTGCTGGCCAAGTAATTAATTTATATAAAAATGAATATGACCCACAAAGCTTAAAAGTATTTGGTAATAGGGCTAAATCATTATATGAAACAAATCCCGCTGTGGCAAGAGAAACTAATAGATTAATTAAGACAGGAGATTATTTAGACCTTCAACCATATTATGAAAAATTAAATCCTAAAAAAAATATACAAAATGCAGAGCCATCTGATGTAGCTGCCGCTTTTGCATTAAGTTTAAAGCAACTTGGTAAAACTATTGAAACAGCACCTGCATTTAGACCAAGTGGACCACAACAAGAACAATATAGTCCAGAGGAACACTTAGATAGAATAATAACAGAAAGTCCACAAGAATTAGATTTTACTATAAATGGTAAAAAAATGAATGGTAATCAAATTGATTTACCAGAAGTATTGAAAAATAAATATGGTAAAAAAATTGGTGATGCAACGTATAGACCTAGTTATTTTATAATTTCAAAAAATAAAGGTACACTTTACCCTATTTATGTTGAAGGTAAAACAAAATCAGGTAATGATGAAATAACAACTGGCGACCCTATATCGGTAGTAAACGATTTATTACCTGCTATGGGTGAGCAATATGCAGGGAAAGCGTTTTTAAGAAAAAGTCCTATAACTGGTTTAAGTACCAGTGGAAGTAAGAAAAAGAAAGTTTGGTAAGATTTAAATTAACAATACAGCAAAATGGCAGAAGAATTAAATATAGGACAGCAAGTTGAAAATCCAAATGATAAAATAAAGATACTCTATAATACAGTATCTAAAGATTATGATTTGGGTGATTTTAATGAGTTTTCTAAAAAACTTCAAAATCCAGACAGTAGAAAAAAATTCTATGATGTTGTTGGTAAAGAATTTGATTTAGGGGGCTATAACGATTTTATTGAAAGAATAACAATTACCCCTGAAAAAAAAAATCTTGGATTTCAAGATGTTTCGACAAATTTCCCTATTACATCAGTATCACCATCACAAAAAAGCGCTAAAGAAGCTTTACAAGAAGGTGCAGGGATGGCTGACAACAGTTTCCTTAGACAAATAAATGCATATAATCCATTAATAGGGGTACTCCCTAAAGATGAAGGTATACTGCCATCAAAATATAAAGGTTTAGAAGAACCTTCTTTAAAAGAAATTCGTGAAGGAAGAAAAGAACCTAAACAATACTATAATGCTCCACTTGAAAAAGGAGTAATTTTTACAGGTGATACAGAGATGATGGCCTCCGGTTCAAAAATAACTGAAGAGGATGCTAAAAAGTTACCTTTAGACGTAACTATAAAAAATAAATTTGCACAAGATTATATTGAAAAAATAAGAAAAGAACCGACAAATTATGAAGTTGAAGGTTCTTATTTTGACCTATCTATGGACCCTATGGGTGGTATTCATCTTACTATAGCTCAAAATGCAATAGACCAATTTGTATCAAAAGCAGCTGAAATAGGCGCTGGTGCTGCGACATGGTTAAGAGATAATATTGAATCCACAGAAGGATTAGAGGAATCAAACATAAAAGATTTATATGCAAAAGGTGGTGAGCTAACACAAGCTGGTAAATCAGCAACATGGTTTAATGACCCATTAGGTAAGGTTGTATTAGGTTTGAATGGAATTAAATCAGATTTTAGAGGAGATTTACAATATAATGGTAAATTACCAGACACTATGTTTGGCAAATTAGTTAGTGGTGGTATTGGCATATTGCCAGATATAGCTGCTGTAACATTATTACCTGAAGTTGAATTATTTGAAGGTGCTGGGTTACTTGCTAAAGCAGGTAAATTTTTTACAAAAAAATTCCCATTATATTTAGGAGGTTCAAGGGCGATAGGTGAATATGGAGAAGCAAGAGAAGCAGGGGAAACCTCGGCAGAAGCTGTTGGTTCAGCATTGGAAGGAGGAGTTAAAGGATATGGCGAAGGTTTAGCTATGGAACTAGCAGGCATCCTTAGTGGGAAAGCAACTAGAGCAGCAATGAAACCATTAGAAAAAATGGGAATAACAGGAGCAAAAGGTCAAATTACAAAAGAAGGGATTAATACAATTACTGATGCAATAGGCTATGGTGCTTTGGTATCGCTTGCATCTGCTGGAATGGAAGGAAGAACTCCAACAGCAGATGAATATATACAAGGAGTAGGTCTTTCATTGCCATTTAGTGCAATGAGAATATTTAAAAATGCAAGAACAAATGCTCAGTTAAATGATGCTGTAGATAAAATTGAAGCATTACAAGCTGGAATTAGTTTAGCTAATTTTGTTGACGCGACTACTCCTAGTATTGTAGATGTTTTTAATGGTAAAGAAACCGCTGCTGAATTAAATTTAAAATCTTTAGAATTTGCTAAAAAAGCTAGAGAAACTACTGATTTAAAGTTAAAGCAAGATTATATTATACAATCAACAATTGCTAAAAAAGCAGCTAATGTTAAACAAATAGCTGAAACAGTAATTAATGATAAAAATGGTTTTAAAGAATTTAGAGAAAGCAATTTGCCAGATGATATTAAACAAGCATTCTTAGACAAGGCAGCAGAAGTATATAAAGAATTAAATCCTACTGAACAACAAAAAACAGATTTAGGTAAAAGAATAATACAAGCTCAAACATTTGTTGATGATATGACAAAGCAAATGGAGGCAGAAACAGACCCTGTTAAAAAAGCTGAGTTAAAATACCAAATAGACGAAACTAATAAATTATTAGAAAAACAAAATACTGATTTAACTGATATAATTGCTAAACAAGCAAAAGAAAGAGAAGAATATAATAAACCAGAACCTGAAGAAACAGAAAAGCCAACTAAAAAAATCAGAAAACCATCTCAAAAGAAAATACAAAAAGATATTGATAATGGTAATATTGTATCATTTACTTATGCTAATGAATCAGAAGTGCCTGAACCATTCAAGAATAATATAACGTCTACAGGGGAAACTAATGGAGTAAAATTCGTAAGAGTTTCAGTGCCAAAATCTGTTGCTGATTATGAATTAAGTAAAATTAAAGAACTAACAGATGTACCGTTGGTAACAGAACCTACTGAAATTAAAGGTTTTAAAGTAATTAAAAGAGCGCAAGATGGACCTAATGGAGAACCTGTATATGAAGTAGAAGGAGGAAAATTTTTGACAGCAGATGGAAAAGAATTAAAAGGGGCTAAAGTTAAATTACCAAAAGAAGAAGTTACACCAACTGAAGATATATATTTTAATCAATTACATAGAACTGAAAAGTTTGATGATAATGCTTCTGTTTCTACTTATTTAGGTCATAATAAGAATGAAAAAAATATATTTTACACATTACCAAATAAGGGCATAATTTCTTATGATGAAGTAATACCTAATACAAATCGTTTTACTATAACAGCTAATGCTAAAAATGACACGCCTGCTGATATAAAAAATGCTTTTGAAAGGGTTGAAAAATATTTACCTGCAAACCACGAATTATTAGAAAATAAATCTATATCTGTTGATGGATTAAAAGTATGGGATAAATTTATTAAAGATAAAAAATATATAAAAACAGGTGAAATAAATGAGGTTCAAATAACACCGATAGATAAAGCAAATATATTTAAAGATATAAAATATACTACTGAAAATAAATGGAGTGGAGCAAAATTTGAAAATAAAGGGGGAGCCGAAGCTTTAGCAAGAGTAGAGAAATATATAAAAGATAATAATCTTGATTTTAAAGTTAAATTAGATGGTGATGTTATTAAAGTAGAAGTTCCTGTATTAAGATATAAGCCAACTGAACAAGTGAAACCAACTGAAGTAAAGGTAGAAGTAGAAGAAAAAATTGAACCAGTTGTTACACAAAAAGAAATTAAATCAACTGCTAATAAAATTAGAAGTTTAAAAATAAAGCTTGATAAGAACGTATTGCAATCAAATGTTGCAGGGGTCCCTATAGCTGTTTATAATGTGGCTATTGAATCTATAGCTAGAGCTGTAGAAGCAGGAGAAACTATAGCTAAAGCTGTAAAAGATGCTATTAAAAAATATAAATTAGATGAAAATAAAGGGTTTAATTTAGATGAATTTACTAATGGCATTACATCAAAATTGCCAACATCAAAATATAAGAAAGGCGATGTATTAGATATTGAAGAAGGTGATTATAAAACAGCTGCTAAAGTAATTAAGCAAAATAAAGATAATTTTAAAAAGAATCCAGAAGCTGTAACACCAGAACCTCAGTTAGATAAGAATGGCAAACCAAAAATAGAAGTAACAGTAGGTGATGATGGGAAAAGAAGTGTACAAATAATTTACAAAAGTGTTCCATATAATTTAGAGAATGGGGCATTAAAGTTTGTATCTAAAGATAGAAAAAAAGCAATAGATGTATTATCTAATAAATTAGTAGAAGATTATAATGAAAATAAAGATAAGCCAGAAATAAGCGCAGCTATTGGCTGGTATGGTAATATGAGAAATTGGTTCCAAAAAAACTTTGGCGCTAATATAGAAATGTTTGGGCAGCTTTTAGCGGCTACGTCAGCAAGAACAGAAGTAGTAGATAACTTCAAGCAAGCTGTTGAGGCAATGAGAAATTTATCTAAAGGCAAATATGATGAATTATTAAAAGATTATGATAATCATATAAAAAGTATTAAAGAATTATCTGATAGTGAATTATTAAAAAAATGGCAAGAAAAAAATCCCAATAAAAGATTGTCAGAATTTGTTCCTAATGATTATAGAAGATTTTTGATAAATCAATATGAAAAAGTTCCATTAAGAAGTAACGGTAAAAAATTTAATGCAAATAGCAAAAAGGTATTACAAGCCTTGCATGGTAACTGGATTGAACAAACAGAAGGTCCAAAAACAAAAAACTTTGCAGGTAATTTGACTGGACGTTCATTTGAAGCCACAATTGATGTTTGGGCAGCTAGGTATTTAAGAAGAAAAATATTTGAAGGCAAAACTAAAGAATGGAGAATTTTACCACAATCAGAAGGTGGCGTACAATATGGTAAATTAAAATCAGGCGGAATGTCTGGTGATTACCCATTTGCTGAAGAAGTAATGAAAAAAGCTGCTGATAAATTAGGTGTAAAAGCAGACGATTTACAAGCATTTTTATGGTATTTAGAAAAAGATGTATGGGATAAAAACAATTGGACAAATGTAATAGGTAAGAAAAAAGCTTCTTTTGAAGAGGCTGCAAAAGGTGTTGCATCTGATAGATACCAAGCTGCCGTAACTACATTTAGAACTCCAGAAACATTTGACCCAGTAAAATTTGAACAAGAAAGAAAAAGTCTTGAAAATGAAATAGGAAAAATACCGGGAATTATTATATCTAGAGTTAATGCTTCAGAAGGTGAGTTTAGAAGTGCCACAGATATATTTTTAGAACCAACATATGATGTTGAATTTACCGTAGACAAAAATGCTGATATTTCAAATGTAATAAGAAAAGTAAATGAAATACAAGCTAAATACGACCAAGATGCTACCATAATAAGCAGATTTGTAGATGCAAATCATCCAAATGCTAGACCAATTATAGAAATTGGCTTAGCTGAACCAGTAGAAAAATCAGATATAATTGAAGATATCAAAAAGACACTATCAGATTTGGATGTAAGAGGCTTTACAATAGCTAGAGATAGACAAGGCAAAATATTGGGAGTAAGGTCACAATTTGTGCCGGAATTTGAGGGTGATGTCAAAATGGAGGATGGATTAAATAGATTTGCAACTGCTTTTGAGAAAATTAACGAAAAATATGGGGATAATAAGAAAATTTCATACCTTTCCACCGATTTTGTAGACTCAAAAGTTAAATTTAAAGAAAATGGAACAACCGAAAATGAACAAAATGGCGGAAATCGTCCTAAAGAACAAGGCATTCAGGGAGAACTACCAAAGCAAGAAACAAGACCCTCAGAAGGTATCAGTGACGCTTCTAAAGAACAAGGAAAACAAAATGGGGGACAACGAAATAGAGCAGGTGATGGAGTGGTTCCAGAATCAGAGATTCCCGGGATAGGCGAACAAAAAACAACCTCTAAGGAAAAAGTACAAGGAATTGTTGCAAATGTAAGAAAAGCAAAAATTGACTTATCCAAACTAAGTGATGGAGGTCCTCAATCAAATATTTTAGGTTTACCAGTAGCTGTTTACAATGCAGCTTTAGAAACTATTGCAGTTGCTATAGAATCTGGAGCCACATTGGCGGATGCTATTGCATATGCTATTGAAAAACATAAATTAGAAAGAAAAGAAAAATTCAATAAGCAAGAATTAATTAAACAATTAGAAGAACTTACTGGTGAAAAAGTAGAATCTGATAAAGAAATTACTGAAAAATTAAAAAATAAACCAAGAACTTTAGCTGATGAATTTGCTGATGCTGAAAAACGCAAGAGCGAAAAATCAATTCAAAATGCAAAAAATAAAATAATAAAAGATAACTTTGGTAAAATAGTAGATGAACTTTTAAATAATAAAAAAATAGATAGGATATGTTAAAATCATTATTGTCTAAGGACATGAAAGAAGGTATGCAAGATGCAGTTCAAGTAGAACTGCAACAATCAAGTTTATGGAAAAGTCTAGCAAATCAAATGCAAAGATTAGGTTACTTTGGTAGTCAAAAGTATTTCTTAGCAGAAAGTGCTGAGGAATTAACTCATTATCAGATGCATGTAGAGTTTATGAATGATATGGGGGATTGCGCAGATTTGCCAAAAATAGATGCAATTAACGATAAAGTAAAAACTATTGGTGATGCATTAGAAATTGGTTATGAAATTGAAACAGATGTATATAATCAATACAAAGAATTTTATGAAAAAGCAGTATCTGAAGATGCTGTTGTTGCACAATATTTATTGCAATTTTTACAAATTCAGCGTGAAGCAGTAGGTCAATATGGTGATTTATTAGCTAAATATAAAGTGGCTGAAGAAACTAAAGAAATTTTATTTTTTGATAAATCAATGGGCAAAATATAATGGCAAATCCTTGCAAATATTACATAGGTAAAAAAGAATATACTGAAGATGAATTTAAAAAGTACCTTAAAGAAGGTGGCTTAGATAAGTTTATTGAAGAAGGTTTGGATATATCTAAAATTAATATTGGCAAAGAAGCTGCGCCAGTATCTGGGATTAAAAATGCTATTTCTGAAGAAACAAGAACTCAATTAGGGTTGCCATCTTTGAGAATACCAAATTTAGGGTTGAAAACAAATAATTTACTAGAAGGTAAAAGATTAGTTGATTCTGGAGAAATTAATCCAGAAACAGTAGTTGATAGAATACTTAATACAACAGATAAAGCTGTCAATACACAAGAAGCGCAGGTAATGCAATACTATACACGCCAATTAAATACAGTTAGGAATGATGTAATTAATGAATTGGCTAATGAAAAATTAACAGCAACCGAAAGATTAGATTTAATAGGTAAATTAGGTCAATATGGTGACAGACTAGACCAAGTTACTGAAGCAAATATATTATCTGGTGGTGATTGGGGTAATGTAGGTAATATAAGACAAGATGTATATGATGAGGGGTATAATCCTGTCAAAGATAAAGCAGCTATTAAAGAAATATATGGTGGACAAATACCAGCAGAAATTAAAGCACAAATAGATAAAGCAAATAAAGAAAGAGATGAAGCCCTTATTGAAATGGCTAAAAGAGAAGAAATAATAAGACAACAAGAGGCGCAATTAAAAATACAAGAAGTTGCCAAAACAAAAGTTGGAGAAAAAGTTGACCATAAAAAAGTAAGAGCTGATTTACTTTCAGAATTAAAAGAAGCCAAAGAAGAACATCTTAAAGATTTAAAGGATAAAGGTATTCAACAAATGGGGGGTATAGATGGGGTAATATTGACTCCAAAAATGATTAAAATTATTGGTAAAATTGCCGCTGATTATGTAAAAGAAGGGTATGAAAATTTAGAAGATGTTATTTCTAAAGTATACGATGAAGTAAAAGGGATTGTGCCAAATATAACTAAAAAGGATGTTAGGGATACTTTAGTATTAAATGAATCTGGTAAGTTAGAAGAAAAAGCTACTAGAATTGAAAAAGAAGCTGAAAAATATAAAAAAGAAGGAGTTCCTGCAAAATCCACATCAAGGAAATTAAAAGAAAAATTTGAATCAGATGATGCTTGGGTAAAAGCTAGGCAAAGACTTAGTAATGCTAATAAGAAAATTCAACAAATTAAATCCGTTGCATATAATTCAAAGAAAAATATGTACGAAAAGGCTTTGTTATGGATTACAAAAACATTTAGAGGATTTGTATTAAGTAGTGCCGGTGTAACGGTAAAGTTAGCTAGTGCTATATTTACGGGGGGTATTATAAAAAGAATACCAGAACAAGCAATTGGAGTAGTATATTCAAAAATATATAAAGGTATTGCTGAAAAAGCTCCTATAGAAGGATTTGTTTATGCTAAATCAGAATTAATATTTGTTAAAGAATTTTTTAACCCTAAAAAGCTTGCTCAAAATACAATACAAATATTAAAAGAAGGGCAAAGTGATTTAAGCAAAAGAGTCGGCGATATGGTTCATGAAGACTTGACTGAAATAACAATGCCGGGTGAACAAAAAACAAAAGTATTAAAAATATTAAAAGCAACACTAAAAGGATATGATATGATTATATCATTGCCCGGTAATTCTCACATGATGATTAAAGACCCATTAAAAAGAGCAACATACTATGCATCATATGAAAATGCGCTTATATGGGCTGAAAAAAATGGATTGGATATAAATGACCCATTAGTTATAAATACTATAGAAAATGCTGCATATAAAAGAGCTAATTATGAAATATTCTTAGAAGACAATGCATTAAATAAAAAATTTAAGGAATGGAAAGCTGAATTAGAGGCAATGGGACCATCAGGAGCTACATTAAAGGCTTTAGTAGATTTTGCAATACCGATTTCTACAGTCCCTACAAATATTGTTAGAAGGGTGTTCTCAACGTCTCCGCTTGGCTTGGCAAAGGGCATTTATCAAGCAGAAGTAGCTAAAAAAGCTTTAAAAAAGAGTATTGATAATTTAGAAACAGAGCAAGCAGATGCAATTATGCGTCAATTAAAACAAGGCACATTAGGTACTGCTTTATGGTTGTTGGGCTGGTTTGGGTATGCTAGTTACGGAGGTCTTTATACTAAATTTGACCCAAATAAAAAAAGAGAAGAAGGCAGTTTATTGTCAGATGATATGGATATAAATGGCATTAAAATACCAAAACCTGTACAGCATGCGGTTCCATTAGAAGTTATTCAAATGGCAGCTACTTCAAGACGTATTTATGAAAATTATGTAGATAATAAAGGTGTTTCTAGTACTAGCGCTTTAACAGCAGCTGCATTGGGTTCTATTGGTTCTATGATTGAACAAATACCTGTAGTTTCAACACCTATTTTACTTGCAGAATCAATACAAGACCCAACTAAATTTGAAAAATTAAAAGAGGATTACAAAAATAGATTACAGCCAAGAATTTTACAACAATTGGGAGTAGTAGGGGATTCAGATGAAGAAAAATTTATTAAAAAGCATAGCTCATCTGATAATATATATAAAAATGAGCTAAAAGCTTATGATAAAAATGGCAAAGAGCTAGTAGTTACAAATGATTTATTCTTCAAATATAGAGAGGAAATAGCTAAGGAAGAGGCTAAAAGATTAAAATACATGTATGACAAAGGAGCAATTGCATCAAACGGGAAACTAAAAGCATTTGATGATTTAACAGATGAAGAGAAAAAGACCGAGATAGCAAGATTAAAAAGATTAGCTACTGATAAAATTAAAGAAAAAGTGTTAGGTCAAAAAACAATGACCATGAAAGAAGCTGTTTTAAAATCAAATTTACAGCAAGCTAGAGAATTCTTTGAAATCAAATATCAGAGAGTAAACAAATAAATTAAGTTAATTATGCCATATAAATCAAAAGCTCAAGAAGCATACTTTAATATCCATAAAAAGGAGCTAGAAAGACAAGGGGTAAATGTTAACGAATGGAACAAAGCTAGCAAGGGCAAAAAGCTTCCTGAAAGAGTTACCAAGCTTCAGGCTATGAAGAAAAGAAAAATGGGCTAATATAGCCATAAATTTCTTATATTTGGGTAAAATTTTAGTACAATGCCTATTTCCCCAAGTTTTACCGCGTCACAAAACAGCGGCACGCCTAATTTAATTTTTTTAACTGACACCTCAACGGGTTCAGATGTAACTATAACTAAGCGTAGAATTTATTTGTTACAATCAAATGGTACTTATTTGGTACCAGCAGGAACTAATACCGATTATATTGAGTGGGCATTGGTGGATACAACCACTAGTTTAAATGTACTAATTCAAGATACGGCATTAAGTATTACTGTCCAGTGGTTAACAGCTGGCAATGTAGAAGTCGCTAGTGTAACCACATCCTTTGCCTTTACAGCATACAATGAAACTTTTTATTATGGTTTAACTGAAAGCCAAGTAGCAAATGCAAATCTAACAGCAAGCACTAACTGGTATCAAACTAAAATGATACTTAGAGTAGAATTAGATTCTGCATACCAAGCTATATCTTTTGCATCTGATATATTCAGTGCGCAAGCAGCTTTAAACAGAGCGACATTCATTAGTACAAACCAAAGTTATTTCTTCTAAATAAATAATAATGCCAACACCAGCACAAGTATTATCAATAGCTAAAATATCTGAATACTTATGGAATGATGCAATTCCAAAGGAGAAAGGATTTTTCAATGGCACCATAGACCCAAGAAAAGCAGTTCAATTATATATGGAATGGAAAGCTTTGAATTATGGTCTTGACCAAAATATAAGCACTATACCCGGCGTAAGTAATTACGTCTTTGCTCTTTGTGGGGCTAAAGTAGCAATAGCACAAGAAATATTAGCTAATGGTAGCTCTGGTGGTAGTGTAGTACCGGGCGGTGGTGGACAAGGCGTTCGTGAATACTCTAAGTTCGCAGTAGAAGGAACAGCTAGCATCACATTCTCTGAAGCAGTAAATACAACTTTACTTTACGCATCAAGAGGTGGTTTGGATGTTGGAACCATTATTACTTCAGGCACACCATCGGGGAACCAAGTTTTATGGACATCTTCCACCGGCACACTTACGGTTGCATCTACTGTACCTTTCTACTTAAATGAATTTGTTAGAATACTAGTTAAATAAAAACTATGCGCCAAATAAAAGATTATTCAGATTATTTAGTTACCGTAGATGGTAAAATATTTTCGCTTAAAAGTATGAGATTTTTAAGCCAAAATAATAAAACAAAAGCTGGGTATCCTCGTGTGCAAATGTTTAATGAGTATGGCTTTAAATGGCAAACAATACATAGACTAGTCGCAGAAACATATTTACCAAACCCTGAAAATAAAGCTCAGGTAAACCATATGGATGGAAATAAGGCTAATAACTTATTATGTAATTTAGAATGGGCAACGCCTTCTGAAAATCAAAAACACGCTTGTGATACTGGATTAAGAGTTGTGAATGAAAAAATGTTGAAAGCATTAAGTGATGGAGGAAAGAAGAACGGAGCAGCAAATGGAAAAAAAGCTAGGTTAAAAACATCCAAAATTATTTTAGACGACTCAACAGGTATTTATTATACTGGTGTTAAAGAAGCTGCTGTTGCATTAGGTTTAAAACCAACTACATTAAGGGCTAGGTTGAGTGGACAAAATCAAAATTTAACAACATTTAAATACGTATAAATTGGCAATTCAAGGATTAATTTCAGGCGATTTAAAGGTAAGAGCGCTAAATGGCGTACTTATAGCAACGGACGGAATTGTAACTGCTACGAGCTTCTCATCAGGTTCTAGTGGGACTGCTGGTTCGAGTGGAAGTAGTGGTACCAGTGCAACTTCAGGTACTAGTGGTACAAGCGCTACTAGTGGTACAAGCGGTACGACTGGAACGAGTGGAAGTAGTGGCACAAGCGGTAGCAGTGGAACGAGTGGAACGACTGGAACAAGTGGTAGCAGCGGTTCTAGTGCAACTAGTGGTACAAGTGGAACGAGTGGCTCAACTGGAACAAGTGGTTCTAGTGGAAGTAGTGCAACATCTGGAACAAGTGCTACAGCAGGTACAAGTGGTACAAGTGCTACTAGTGGAACGAGTGGAACAGATGGTACAAGTGGGACTAGTGGCAGCAGTGGCTCTAGTGGTACAAGCGCGACAAGTGGGACTAGTGGAACAGATGGTTCTGGAGGAACAAGTGGTACGAGTGGAACCAGTGCGACAAGTGGTACGAGTGGAACGACTGGGACCAGTGGCAGCAGTGGAACAAGTGGTTCGTCTGCTACAAGTGGTACGAGCGGTTCTAGTGGAACCAGTGCGACAAGTGGCACAAGCGGCACAAGCGGTTTACAAGGCGATAGATATGCCACAACTTCATCGACAACATTTACATTGGGTAATGCAGGGACTTTAACTGTAGGTACTCAATTAGCATATACGGTAGCTCAATCTATTATTGTGGTTTATGACGCAACCAACTTCCAAGAGTGTGAGGTTACAGCTTATAATCCAGCAACAGGTTCTTTATCATTTGCAGCTCCAACAAGAACAGTAGGTAGCGGAACTTATTCTGCTTGGTCTGTAAACTTAGATGGTGCGAGTGGAGGAGATGGTAGCTCAGGTACAAGTGGTTCTAGTGGCTCTAGTGCAACGGCGGGTACAAGTGGTACAACCGGAACAAGTGGTAGCAGTGGTTCAGCTGGTACGAGTGGAAGCACTGGCACGAGCGGTAGCAGTGGTACGGCGGGTTCAAGTGGCACAACTGGGACTAGTGGAAGCAGTGGAAGTAGTGGCAGCAGTGGCTCTAGTGGCTCTAGTGGAACGGCTGGTACCGCAGGAACGAGTGGTCGTAATGGTATAGATGGTTCATCAGGAGCTTCAATTGCTAACTGGTATGGTGCGTTTACAAGTACAGCTACTCAAGTGGTTACAGCGGCAAATACACCAACAGCAATTACATATACCAATGATGAATTAAGTAATGGTATGGCTTATAGTGGTTCACAACTTACTGTTCAACATACTGGTATCTATGAGATTGCTTATTCATTACAAATAGAACATACAGGAGGAGGAGGAGCAGATGTTGACATTTGGTTAAAGAAAAATGGCACTAACGTTGTTAGAACTGACTCTATCTTAGGTTTAAGAAGCCAAAGTGCAAAGCAATTGCCATTTGTTTCTATTATTGATAGTGCAAATGCTAATGATTATTATGAAGTTTATTTTCAAGCAAATGCATCTGATGTTCAAGTAACAGCAGTCGCAGCAACAGGTACAATACCAGCAGCACCATCAATAATTACCAACATAAAACAAATTGGTATAGCTGTAGGTACAACTTCAGGAACTAGTGGTAGCAGTGGTTCTAGTGGAGTAAATGGTTCAAGCGGAAATACGGGTTCAAGTGGTTCGGCAGGTTCTAGTGGAACGAGTGGTTCAAGCGGTAGCAGTGGAACGAGTGGTGGCACAGGTTCTAGTGGTTCAGCAGGTTCAAGTGGGACGACTGGAACGAGTGGTAGTTCTGGTACAAGTGGTAGCAGTGGGACAAGTGCAACAAGTGGGACAAGCGGCTCTAGTGGGACAAGTGGCAGCAGTGGAACGACTGGTACTTCTGGTACGAGTGCGACAAGTGGCATTGGTGGTAGTGGAACAGCTACTCAAGTGGCTTATTTTACTTCTTCAGCAGCTATAAGTAGTTCATCTAATCTTTATTGGGATAATACTAATAATAGATTGGGTATTGGTACTTCATCTCCAAGTGCATCAGTTACTGCTTCTGCAACTACGGCTTCAACTCAATTTAAAGCATTTGGTACAGGACCGGGGATGACATTTAGTGATGCGGTAGCTTCAGTAACTTATGGAGGTGCAATAGGTGTAGCAACAGTATCAAATAATTATATTACAGGAGCAGTAGCAGGAGATATGGCAATTACAAACCAATCTGCTTCAACAGGCGCAATAGTATTCGGATTAGGAACTGCCGAAAAGATGAGAATGACCTCTACAGGAAAATTATCAATTGGTAATACTAATGATACTTATAACTTAGATGTTAGTGGTACAGGAAGATTTACTTCTACATTATTGGTTAGTGGCTTATTAACTGCTTCAGGGTTTGGTTCAAATAGTTTTTCTTCAGGAGGTACAGGGTATAATAAAATAACAATTAGAAATACTACGGCTGGTGCGGCTAATGGTGCTCAATTAAGCGTAGGAACTGATGCCGACCCCGACCAATTTTATGTTCAATCATTTGCAACAACATTTACAACAAGTGGAATGAATATAGCTGGTGGTGCCGTTGTTAATGGAGAAGGGCCAGGTGGTTTAAGTATAGCAGCAACTCAATCAAATATTGGATTTTATACTAATGGTTCAGGTGCTGCAAACGAAAGAATGCGTATTACAAGTGGGGGTTTAGTTGCAATTGGTGCAGTACAAACTTCTCCATCTGCTGTTGTAGATTTAACATTAGGATTGAATAGATATATAATGTGGGGTACAAGTGGAAGTGGAGCAGGTACAGTTAGGTCTTATGGTATTTCAAACAATGAATTAGCAGCAGGAGATTTTGTAATTAAATCTTCAAGTACAAATAATAATACACTTGATACTGTTAAAATGCAAATTTTAAGTAGTGGAAATATATATAATTATAATAATACAACTACTTGGAATACAACTTCAGACATTAGAGTAAAAGAAAATATTAATACAATAGAAAATTCTTTAGATGTTATATTAAAATTAAACCCTGTTTCATTTGATTATAAAGATGAATTTGCAAATAAAAAGAGATGGGATAATAAACAAAAATTAAATAATATTGGATTTATTGCACAAGAATTTGAAACAATATTTCCTAAATATGTTACATATTCAGATGATATAATTAATAATGAAGAAGTAAATGATTTTAGAAGTATTGATACAGGGCATTTGGTTGCATATTTAGTAAAAGCTATTCAAGAATTAAATGAAAGATTAAACAAAGCAGGGTTGTAGCTACATTTGGATAATTAAATTAATTAAGTATCTTTGCAAAAATAAAAATATATGAACCAAGAAACTAAACAATTACCAGTACCATCATTAACAGCAGAACAAGTTCAAGTATTAATGAACTATGCTAACGAGCAATTACCCACTAAGTATGGTAAAGAAATCCTAGGATTCATTGAGAAAGTAGCCATAGAACTAGACAAAGCTCAAGTTACAGAGGCAGTCACAGAATAAAAAAACCGTAAATTTGTAAAAAATAATAAAAATGGCAATTTATAACTGGGTTGTATCCAAAATGGATGAAATACCTCAAGAAGGTTCATTATTAGACGTAGTAGTAACTGTTCATTGGCGTAGAAATGCAACTACTGAAGTAGATGGCAAAGTATATGTAGCTGATGTATATGGAACAATGGGTTGTACTACACCTAGTCCAACAGACTTTACAGCTTATCCAGACCTTACTTTTGAACAAGTATGTGGGTGGTTAGATGCGGGCTTAGATGTAGGTGCATTAGATATTAATTTAGATAGTCAATTAGAGAAATTAATTAATCCTCCAATAATAAGTTTGCCTTTGCCTTGGGCTACACCAGACGCCATAGCTTAAATTTACAAAATTTTTTGCATTTGTGCAATAACCATTTCTGCCGTTATTGATGTATGGCAAATAAAATTTTGGTTTCGCGGACACCAATTCCAGTTTGCAGAATCTAGCTTATGCTCTGACCAACAATCATGGCATACTTTCGTATTTACAATCCTTGTACATTTTGTAGTAAATTCATAGTCTGATGCTGTAAAATTTGCTATTAAAAATACATAGGTTCCAATAGCAAAGGCTAGCCAACTCAAACCACTACTAAGTGATATCTGGAATTCAGCCCCTGCAATTACTTGCATAGTATATTCAATTGAAGTATCAGCTATAGGCTCACAATTATCAAATGGGTTAGCTTCTTTGGAAACATTGATTACCCTATACCCTTTAGAATGGAGGTAATTTATAACGGTTTGCCATCCGCTCCTTGTCCAAAACTTGCATTGTGCTGTAGAATTAGTCGCTATTGTCACATATCTGCCCAAATCCAGCCTTTCTCTGTTCACCCTTACTCTTGGTACCAACTCCTCAAAATCTAGCCCTAAAACGTTCGAGGCGCATTGTTGTAGTGGAACTTTGTTCGCAGGCACTGGTTCTTTATCAGAATCATGGAAATAACCCAACATGTACATAGCGTAACAATTTACCATCGTCCCCGGCTCAACAAACTCTAAATCAGGGTAGTCCAGTATTTTATTCCAAAAAGTGGACACTATAACCTCACAATTATGCTTTACTCTAAAAGCCTCACAATAAGGAATAAATGCAAGCGTATCACCTAAACTACGGCTATCAATCGCTATAAAAACTTTTTTACCTTCTAAGTCCATAGTGCTATTGTAAATCAAATCTTTGCCCTCGAAAACTTTTGTCCTCCATTTTGTGTACCACTGCCTATTTAATCGTACCCAATGGTTTGCTTTTATCGTATTTTGGTAATATATACTACCTTTTTCGTCTAAAAATTGAACCAAAAAATCACTTTCACTATTGCCTTTAATCTCTAAAAATGGCTGATTGACAAAGTGTTGTGTAATGGATACTTGCTGTTTTCTAATTGGCACCTTCATAAGTTCCTTATAAGCTCTTTCATGCTTTAAGGCAAATGCTCTTGAATTTTTATCGTTAGAAGTTTTATATTTCCTCGTAATGGTTCTTAAATCTGTATCAATAGGGTCTAGGTATTTGGTAAACATATCGCCATATTGTGGTAAGTTTCTAGCCACTATCGGTAGCGTATGTGCCATAGCCTCACGCAAAACTAATGGGTTACATTCCCAAGTAGAATTAAACATAAAAACATCCGCCGCAGTCATAAACAATTCCACATCAGCTCTCTCACCCCATATCTTAACATTAGGTGGGACATCTTTCATAAGTGTCTGCCAATAATCTGCAAAATTGCCTGCTTGATTACCAACTGAATGAAACATCATTTCTGGATATTTTTTAGCTATCTCAAGCATCTCACCTTGGTTTTTACCTTTAGTCCATAAACCAACATTAAGAATATGCTTTTTATTCAAGTCCATTCCTAACTGCATCTTGGCTTTAATCTTTTCTTTATTACCAATAACTTTAAAATCAACAGGGTATTCTATTGTTTCATATAAGCTTTCTAAATCAGCGAATGTGTCTTCATGGTAAGGACTACAGAACATAAATAAATCTGGATGAAAAACCTTTGTACTTGTGTCAAATGCAATATCATGGCATGTTTCAATGATATACCATTTTCTATCATTTTTATATAAAGCTTTCATCAAATGTTGGTCTAATCTTTCAGACATCTCATCAATATGAATGATATCGGGATTGATACGATTAATAATTTCTATTTTATTATCACCCGCATAGAATTTCTCACCCAATAAATCTATAATCGCATTTCTTTGCACTACATACGCATCCCCATGAAAGCTATGTTCTATAACATAAACCTCAATGCCTTCGGTATGCGTAAGCAAACTTTGTATGCGTTTTAAAATAAATTGTGGACAACCCCCCGTTGATAAGTGAGGAGCTAAATAAACTATCTTCATAACTTTAAATATTCTATAAATTCATTAATCTTATTTATATCTTTTTCTCCATGGTAAAAAAGTAAATCATCTTTTTGTGCTGGCACTTTAAACCATTCACCCATAAAGTATTCATAACCTTTAAACTCAAGACCCTTGCGTAATCCATTAACATAAACTAATGGCAATCCTCTGTATGCTTTAAAATCATATAATAATGTTTGCAGAACGCTTTCTTCGTTGTACGGAGCATATCTTGCATTGTCTTTTAATATCATTGGGTGTTGACATCTATGACCCCAAATATCTAAGAAATCAATAGAATTTTGTCCTGCAACAAAATAACCCGTTTGTCTATAGCCAGTGTATTTTCTTTTTGATTGGTCTGATTTAAACAATTCGCAGAGTGGAGCTTCTAGTGTATCACTTAAATCATCATAACTACTCGCACCACCTTTACCATTAATTATTAAGAAATCATATATCCCTTTCGTAAAGTATGGGTAATCTGATTCTACATTAAAGTAATCAAAGATGCTATCTACATATGGACTTGCTATACTATCTGTATCCACATAAGCCACTACTTCAGCATATTTCAAAGCATCTTTTACTATCTTAGGTCTTTCGATTAGTAACTTATATATCTGTTTATCTTCTCTAACTATGTAGTCATTTCTTTTCTTTAAATGGATTACATCACAATCCCATCTTTTAGTAATGGTATTTTCTACTTGTACTTTATTGTTCGAGTTAAGCATATAAACATAAATAGGATAAGTGCTAAAATTTCTAATGGAACGACAACAAGCATCCACAAGGTCATAATAGGAATCATCAGCATAAAGGACGTAAGCTTTCTCATGTTTTTGTTTTTTATTTGTGTAATAACCATAGAAATTATTGCCATAAAGCAGTTCCAAATCTGGGTATCTTTCTAGCATTATTTCAGGCGTAAGGTCAGGCTGTAAATGGGTTTCATGGACATTGCCTTCATACTCACCTTGCTCCATAACATAGGGAACAGCTACAAGATATTTTTTACCTCTTACTTTCAAAAAATTCATAAGCCATTGAGCATCTTCCACAGACAAATGTTCCAAAACATCACCCAATATATAAAAATCATAGGCTCCAAGTACATCAAAGGGCATTTTAAGGATATTCTCTTCATAAACCCACCCATACTTATTCTTTAACCCATATTGGTTTATGTATGGTTCCCATATTTCTACTGCATCCATTTTATAACCATAACCACGAATTAAATCACTATAAGTACCACATCCTGCTCCAATATCTAATATAGTAGTATCTAAGGGGACATTTTGCAGAAACCAATTTCGGACAGAATCTTTGTAGAGAGGGTAGCTTGTAGGCATAGTTGTATGTTTTGTACAAAAGTAGGAATTAATTTAATTAAATTAATGATTAATGGTAAAAATCTTATCTTTAGCCCATGAAAATAGAAGTCAGCATAGGTGAAGTGGTGGACAAATATACCATCCTAACCATAAAAAAGCTTTTAATACACGATACAGAGAAGCTTATAAACATAGATAAAGAATGGAAGGTGGTAAAAAACGCCCTCAACAGAAAGCACTCAGTCATTTTAATAGACCCCTTAGTCCAAGAGCTGTATTCCATAAACAAAAAACTATGGACAGTAGAAGACCATCTAAGAGAACACGAACACAAAAAAGATTTTGGAGAAACTTTTGTAGAACTAGCTAGAGAGGTTTACCAATTAAATGATGTCAGAGCCATCATGAAAAAACAAATCAACGCCAAATACGGCTCAGAACTAACCGAAGAAAAATCATACAAAGAATATTAGGTTTATTAATTTAATTAAATAACTTTGCCAAGATTGTAACAATTATAATAACTTATGAATAAAGTAAAAGAAATATTGCTGTCTTATATGACTGCTATGAATCCAACAGAAAAACAAAAAGAAGTAGCTGAAAAAAGACTTGAAATATGTATGGATTGCGAGGAATGGGCAAAAGATGCCATAGTACAACATTGCAAAGCTTGCGGGTGCGCTACAAAAATTAAAGTGTTTACCCCTGTAGGTTCTGGGGCTTGCCCAAGGTCTAAATGGACAATATAATGGCAATAGTTTACATACATAGAAGAAATGATATACAAGATGCATTCTTAAATGTATTTTATGTTGGTATTGGTAAAAATACCCAAAGGGCTTATGATAAAAGAAAAAATGATAGGTCTGATTTTTGGCATAAAATAGTTGCTAAAAGTGGCTATGCAATAGAAATTACACATGTTAATTTATGTTGGGAAGAAGCTTGTGCAATAGAAAAATATTTAATATGTTTTTATGGCAGAAGAAATTTGAATTTAGGTAATTTGTGCAATTTAACTGATGGCGGAGAAGGTGTAATAGGTCATATAGATACGCCTGAACAATTAGAAAAAAGAATACAAGCAGCAATAATCGTTAATAATAGAGATGGGGCTAGAGAAAAAATGAGCATAGCTTTAAAAAAAGCAACTTCTAGTCTAGAACATAGAAAAAAAATGAGTCAATTAGGCAAAGAAGCAAGTAATAGACCTGAAGTAAAACAAAAAAGATTAGAAAAATATAAAATATTATTACAAAATCCTGAATTTAAAGAAAAGCATAGATTAGCAACAAAAATGGCATTAAACAACCCTGAAATTAGAAAAAAAATTAGTGAAGGTGGGAGGATAGCACAAAATAAACCAGAGGTAAAAGAAAAAAATTTAATACATCTTAAAAAATTACATGAGAATAAAAAACTTTTAGAAAAAAGGAATAATTCTATTAAAAAGGCTTGGGAAGAGAAAAATAAACTAAATATAACATTATCAATAAAAAGATGTGAGAACCCTAGATGCAATAAGGATTTTGAGCAAAAAAGGTCATTTCAGAAATATTGTTGTTATAATTGTGGGGGAAGCGTTTACAAGCAAAAAAAACGAACAATGGCAAAAAAAGTGGACAATATAAGTAAATTTATTTAATTATTGGCTATATTTGGTAAAAATTTGACATGGGAAATAACACATTAGCTGACGTATCTGCATCTGTAAGTTTATTAAGTGCTGCTGTATCTATGACTACAATTCAGCCATATATTAGCTTAGTTGCTAGTTTAATTGGTATTTGTTCTGGTTCGTTTGCAATAAGGTATTATTATTTTAAGTTTAAGGAGATAAAAAAACGTGGCAACAATTAAAAACATATTAATATTAGCACTTATTGTTGTGGTGCTATTTTTTGTTTTAGCCCCTAATAATGGAGGAGGTGGCACTAAAGTTATCACCAAGATAGACACAATAATAAAGCACGATACAATAAAAAAATATAAGAAAGGGAATAACATCCCTTTTGTCGTTTTAGATACTCTTTATCAAATTGACGAAGTTCATGACACTACTTACATTGTCAATGACTACAATACAATCAAGGCTTATTCGGATACTTTACAGATAAATGCGGATAATAGCGTATATATTAAAGATACCATTACTCAAAACAGAATCATAGGAAGGTCATATAAGGCTAATCTAAGTGAAAAAACAATTACAATTACCAACGACATATACCATAAGCCCAAGAACGAGCTTTATATAGGTCTATTAGGCGATATTAGACGCTTTGATAACAAGATAGGAGTAGGAGTTGGTTTAAATTACAAGAAGCAAAACGAGGCTTATACCATTAGTTTTACCACTAACCAAATAAGTCTAGGCTTATATAAAAAATTATTCTAATGGCTACAAGTAAAAAAGTAAACATAGGGGCTAACCCATTACCAATAAGTTTTAAAGACTTTGCCAAAAATCCTGTAGTGGGAACTTTGTTTATTGTCTTAATAGCTATTGGGTATTTATATGTAGATATAAGAAGCACATTCCAATCACAAGCCAAGTCCCAAGATTTTAGAATTGAAAAAGTAGAAAACAGATTAGATTTAGTTCAAGAAGCTTTAAGAAGAAGCGACTCAGCTAAAGCAGTATCTACTACTCAATTAAGAACATTGCAGGAACTAGGCGCAATTAAATCCATCAAATAATGAGAGATTTATTAAACGATTACGGGTTCCATATCCAATTATTATTAGTTGGCGTATGCTGGGCATTTATGGCGGTTTATGTATATGAAAGAATAAAAGAGAAAAAAAATAAAAAGTGAGATATTTTTTATTAATATTTTTGTTTGGATGTCAAGCTACTGCACAGAACGAAAGTGAAACTGCAAAAAAAGATAGAGAGTTTCAAAACCTTTTATCAAAAGTAGAAGAAAACACACAAGCAAGTGCTAAAGTTCAAAAAGAGGCTAGTAAAAAACAATCACAAATAGTAACGGAAGCCGTTAATACAATAGTAACATTAAAAGAAGAAAACAAAGATTTAAAAACAGAGTTAAATGAAGTTAAAGTTAAGCTTGATAGTGCTAATGCTGATACTATCATACCATTTGTCTTACTCCCAATACCCCGTAAAAAGGTTATTTAGAGGTGATTCAGTGGTTATGATGAAAGTTTCGCAAGCTGATACAATAAATTTATTATTTAGTTCATATAACAACACAATAAGTACATTAAAAGATTCGTTAACAATTAAAAAAGAAAAATATGATAGCCTTTATCAAACAATATATCAAACAAAAGATAGCTTCTATAATTGGAAGTGGAAATATGAAGCAAATAGAAACATCTATATTGCCAGAGAAACCGAAAAAGAAAAAGACAAAAAGTACGACTTTGCCCAAAAAGTAATCCTTATAGGAATAATATTTTTACAATTTCAAAGTATAAAATAATGAAACAATTTTTTCAAGATGAAACGGGACAATTAAGTATGAAGCGCATATGTGGATTGCTTTGTACCACAGCCTTGTGCGTTACCATGTACCACAATAGTTTTAGTGATGAGCATACAGCACCATCGCCGGTATTAGTAGAATCGGTAGCGTTATTGGCTTTTGGATGTCTAGGATTAACAGCAGTAGAAAAAATATTTAAAAAAGATAAAACACAAGACTAATGAAATTATCTGAACACTTAGACTTAGCCGAAGTAATTCGTAGCGAAACTGCCAAGCGTCATGGTATATCAAATATGCCAACAGAAGAACATATTGCTAACTTTAAATTGTTAGCAGAAAATGTATTTGAAAAAGTAAGGAACAATTTTCGTTGTCCTATCCACATTAGTTCAGGATACAGGTCAAAAGAACTTAATGCTTGTACGCCGGGCGCTTCGGCTACATCACAGCATAGTACAGGTGAAGCGATTGATATTGATATGGATGGTAGTGCAAATGGGGTTACCAACAAAATGGTATTTAATTACATCAAGGATAGTCTAGAATTTGACCAATTAATTTGGGAATTTGGTACCAATGAAAACCCTGATTGGGTTCATGTTTCTTATGAAAGTACCGGTAAGCAAAGAAAACAAATTTTAAAGGCGACAAGAGTTGATGGAAAACCACACTATTCTCCATACAAATAAAACATATGTCTGCAAGCAATGGCAACCACCTAATCTCAAAAGAATACCGAACCAAACATCCTGATATGCCTACTAAGAAATTAGCTAGGATAATGTATTCTGAAAATAATTTGAATTTTAAAAGCGTGGATTCTGCAATGAGTTCTTTGCGTTATATTGAAGGCAAATATGGGTCTATAGCTAGAACTAGAGTAAAAAATAGTGAGTTTTTAAAAACAGAAGCTAGACCATACAATCCTTACAACCTTCCCAAGTCAGATGAAACAGTTTTTGAGCCATATGAAATAACAGGGCATAAAAGAGTTTTAGTATTATCTGATATCCATGCTCCTTACCATAACATAGAATCCATTACCCTAGCTTTACAACACGCCAAGAAAAGTAAACCTGACGCTTTACTTTTAAACGGCGATACAATAGACTGCCATAGGCTAAGTAGGTTCATCAAAGACCCGAAAAAGCGTAATTTTAAATTAGAATTAGATACATTCAAATCGTTATTTGACATATTTGAAAAAGAATTAAAATGTAAAATCTATTTTAAAATAGGCAATCATGAGGAAAGGTATGAGCATTTTCTTTATGAAAAAGCTGGCGAACTTGTGGGAATAGAAGAATTTGAATTTTCTAATATTATTAAAGCAAGAGCAAGAGGGATTGAAATTATTGGTGGTAAAAAACCAATGAAATTAAATAATCTTTGGGGTGTGCATGGGCATGAGTATGTTGGGGGTATTTCAGCTCCCGTAAACCCCGCAAGAGGATTATTTTTGCGCTCTAAAGTTAGCTCGTTTCAAGGACATTGTCACCAAACTTCCTCCCACGTTGAATCAAGACTTTCGGGAGAATCAATAGCCACTTATTCAATAGGCTGTTTATCAGAATTGTATCCGGATTATATGCCATTCAATAAATGGAATCATGGATTTGCAGAGATTGATTTAGATGAAAATGGACAAGACTACGAATTCAGAAATTATAGAATTAAAAATGGTAAGGTTTCATTATAATGGCAAAGATTAAAATAATATATCGTAAACTAGGGAAGGAACAAGCCTACGGCATAGCCTCAAGTGATGGTATAATAGAAATTGATAGCCGACTAAAATCAAAGAAGCACCTTGAAGTTTTAATTCATGAGCTTTTGCATCTCTTAAATCCAAAGGACACAGAGGAAATGGTTATTAAAAAGTCTGTTACATTAACCAAGATATTATGGCAAGAAGGATATAGAAGGATTGACCAATCTACTGACCACGAACCACTTCAAGACGGCAGTAAATGAGAGCGTATCGAGTATATTTCAAAAAAAACGGCATAAACCTAACTAAATTGGTCTATGCCGAGTCTTTGCTTGAGGTTCTCAATCAATTTAAAAACATGGAAGTAGTAATGATAAAAGAATTAGACTTGCTTCCGGAAGGCGATATAGATGTTATTAGTCTAAATTAGGTTTAATAATTAAATAATATTCATCAATTCCATTAGGCTTAATTTCAGCTTTCCATATTCGTAATATTCTTCTACGATTATAAGAATCAAAAAAATTATATTGTCTTATCAAGACTTCTCCCTTAAATAACTGCATCTTCCCTTTTGTCTTGTACCATAGGTATTCTTTCTTTGGATTCATATTTCTTTTTTAATTCATTGAACTGAGCGACTAATTCCTTTATTCTTTCTCTTAACTGCTCATTTTCTAAGTTAAGAATATAGTTCTGTCCTATCTCATATTTATTTTTCATCATCATTATTTTCGGGGATTATAAATTTACATTCCTTAACAGGGTTATTAGCCCATTTATTATACAGGTCATACATCTCCTCAAATCTTTCTTGGTCATACCAAGCATTATGATATAGTTCAGCAATAATCATTTGCCTTTCAAAAGGAGTGAAGTCAGCAAATGTAGTAAAATTAGCAAGCTCTATTGGTTTGCCTAAAACATCTTCAGTATTTATCATTTTGTTTAATTTAAAAGTTTACATCTACGGTTAAAACATGCACCTTGCCTACTTTATTATATTTTAATACTTCCGGCAAATGCATGTTATGATTCAATCTATATTTAATTGCCTGCTGTGATAATTGTGCATTAGGATTTTTTCTATTTGCTCTAAAATGATTTGGGTCAATTTTAGATGCATATTCTGATACACTAATTTGTTTTGTCTTCATTATATTATTTCTTTTAATAAAATTTTAGTAATAGATGGATTTGCAATTGACCATTTTACTTCTTCAAATGCTTCTAAAGCCTCTTGTTTAGCTTTTTCTTTTGTTTCTACTGAATCATTTGTATAATACAATACACATTTTTCTTGTTTGCCATCCAAATATACTCTATACCAATTTTCTTTGAATCCTTCTGTAAGGGTTAATGTTACTTCTTTCATTGTTTAATTTTTAATTTGTTTAAAATCTTCTTCAAATACAATTACCAAAATATTTGCATAATCATCTTGCACTAATAATCTATAATCTACTACTAGATGCACATTATTTCCATTTTCATCAGTATGGATATATTTATCACCTACATTTAAAGGGATTGTGCATTTTATATCTAATAATAAGTTTTCAAATGATGGATTTCTTTTAATCCATCTAAATTGTAATTGTGTTTCTTTTTCCATTGTTTTTTAGTTTAATTTATTAATTTTAATTTCTTCAATTTGTCCCTCTGCTTGTTCGTCCTTTTCTCTTTCTTCAATATCTTCTTCGGATTCCCAATCGCAATGGTCAAGACAATCAGGACAAATATCCATTTCGGTCATTGTGGTATATGCTCCACAGCAAGTTGAATAAGGCATATTAAATATATTTTAATGTTATTACTAAATTGTTTGTTACTGAATTAAATAATCTTTTACTTGTCATTAAAAATTGAGTTTGACCTTGTTCATCAAGGTAGCTAATATAATCTCCTACATTAGGAGAAATAGTAAAAGGTAGTTTAAGTGTAATATATTGCCCATCTTCTTGCATGTGCAAATAATGGATTGATGTTTCTTTTTCCATAATTTAATTGTTAAAATGTTTATCAAAAATTTCGTTAAAATAGTTTTCTCTGTTGGATGCTACGCAGTTTACTTCTTCTGCAAATTCATCCCATTCTTTATCGGATTTAATTACGCCCCATTTATCGGCTAATGCTTGCCACATAGTTATAAAGTCTTCCATATCTAAATTGGGTAAAGCTTCGCTCTTAAACATCTTAAAGAATGTTTCGCATAGTAGTTTCTTAGCTGTTTTTTCCATGGCGTAATCTTTTAAGTTCAAAATAAAGGTGAGCCGTAAAATACACGCAACAAGCAAGCGGGACGCTAATGAAAAAGAATTTCAACATTTCAAATACAAAAATTAAAGTTTCTTTAATTAATAGTTTCATAGTTATTTTTTTAGTTTGAGGACAAATATATGTATCATTTTGGTTATAGCAAAATAAATTAATTTAATTAATTTACTCTGAAAGATATGTTTCCCAATTGTGGTTGTCTATTTCTATCTGTAATTGTTCCTTTAATTTTTTAATCTTCCCCATTACAGCATAAACATTTTTAGCTTGGTTTAGCTCTAATTTTTTGTTAAGAGCTTTAATTTGATTTTGTAGTTTTTTAATAGTTTTCATTTTAGATAATTTAATAATTATAGAATTAGTATATTTTATATTAAGCAAATTAGAAAAAAATAAATTTAAAATATGCCTAAGTGGATGCTTTTTTTGTTGCCTACCACTTATAGAGAATTACGGAATTGTAAATTTTTACAAAAAAATGTGCGTTTTACGAATGCGCACCCCTCGTTAACCTAACTAGGTAAGTATTGTTTTGGTATATTAGTATTCAGTAATCTGTAGCCATTCTGTGCATACTGAGTAAGTTTTTCTGTCAATACCTGCTTGAAGTAATCCGGGTGGTTCTGCCAAACCTCTTTTAATGGCATTTTAAAGCCTATTTCTCGGTACTTCTCTTCGTTACCTATCAAGATGGCTTTCTGCATTTTTTTAGTCAATGTTTTGGCGTGTAAATCATCATCTCTTTTCTTTACCAATTTTTCAACCGCCTCATCAATGTAACGCGTTAAATTCATGTCTAATTCCAATGTTCTACCAATGAGCTGTGCATCCCATGTAATGGGTGGTAATGTCAGACAATAGGTTTCTGCTAGCTTAATCAATTGCCTGCTAGCATCGGTCCCATCATGGCAGTAATCAGTTTCACCACCAATACCTCTATTCTCTGTGGTCCCACATTTAACACCATCAACCCAAATATTTGCTTGGAAGCAATAAGTTTCCTCGCTTAATTTGTCATAGAATTTAAAGTTTTTAAGTTCAATTTTCATGTTATAATTTTTTGGTTAATACGGGCTATAAATAACCCGTTTCAAGGATTCACCTATCATCAGTTAACCTAATCTAAAATGAATCTAATAATTAATGTGTCATTGTTAAATACATTAATATTCAACATTCGTTCAAATCTTCTAATGTCAATTGGTTTTATTTCTTGCCTAATAGATTCTGCTATAAAGTCTTCATCACTGCAAGTTAAACAATTGAAATTATCATCCATTTTATCAACGTCTATTGAATAGACTTTAATTGAATTTATCATTTTATCTAATTTTAAAATTTGTAAATTGTTTATCTAATTCAAATGCATTCATCCATGGGACATTGATAGGTTCCACTCCAAAGTAATTTATAGGATTACCTAGAATCTCACATTCATCAATACCATCTATTTGTTGGGTGCAATATTCTCTGACATCATCTTTACCCCAAGTAAGCAAATATCCAATACCCCATATCTCGCAATAGGGTTCATCATTTGCACTTTCTTGATGAAAGTTAACATCTAGTTTAGTTCCATCTTTAAGTTCAAATCCATGCCAAAAATCACCTGTGTCACCGGCATTTAAATCAAACATAAAGATATGGTCTTGATAATGCAAAGTCAATACTTTGTTATCATAATCAACTACGAATTTGTTTTCCATGATTTTTAATTTTAAAATATTAAAGATTGTTCGTTATAAAATGGTTTGTAATCATCCATAAAAGCCTCAAATTTTAGCTTATCATTTAAGGTGGTACATTCTATTACATACTTATCATGTAGCCTTAATTCGTCTTTAATTGCATCATGCAAATATGCTGTTTGTTTTTTATCACATTCATTTGCTAGCATCTTAAATAATTCATCTGCATCAAATTCTTCTAGAATTCTAGCAATCCAATTTTCTAATACTTCAGTAGGTATTTTGTTTTTCATTTTGTTTAATTTAAAATCGTTTATAATATTTATTGAATCTTTTTTTTGTTTGCATATACCAAGTTTTATCCTCGGTAGATTTTATAATTACCCAATATAAAAATTTACAATAGCATTCACCATCACCTTCATGATAATCAGATGCAGTGAATCTACCTTTATGTCCATCGTAATGAAGACCACAATAAGGTGCAGTTTCGTAATCGTAATTTTTAATATAATCTAGTCTATTATCTAGGTAATAAAATAGATTGTAAAGAGAGCGTAATAAATAATTTTTCATTTTGTTTAAATTTTATTAAGTTCAAAAATTAAATCACAAGCGGATAACTTTGGCAAATTGTGAAGCTCACAATAAGCTAAATAAAGAACATTTGCCCCATCTATCCAATCATCATTTTTAAATGTTTCACTTGCTTTATACCATGCCTCCATAAATCCTTTTAAGAATGCTAAATGCTCGCTTTGTGTTTGTGCGTTTTTCATTGTGTGTTTGTTTAAAGGTTATTTGTTTAATAATTATACTGCGATAGTCCAATCAGTAACTTCAAAACTTACATTTGAACTAACCGAATATCCTTTTGCTCTTAATCTACTTGCCACCACAGGCATATAGGTAAATTCTTCTACCGACCACCCAAAGGCGGGCGCTCTATAACAAGTTTCAAATCGGGTGTGCAACCTATCCCCTAATTGCTTGATAATTCGGTTTTCTAATTCAGTTAAAAAAAGTTCTTTCTTTTCTTGTGGTGTCATTGTTTGTGTTAATGTTTGCATTTTGTTTAATTTATTATTTAAAAATTTGTTTCATTTAATACAGCAATTCTTTCAACTTGAATATTCCAAGTTTCTAAATAAGCAAATAAATATTCATCACTTTTTTGAATTTCGTTTTTAGAATAATCATTTGCCAATTCATCTATATCATACCACCTATCCCACATACTGGTTAGAATATAATTTCTCAATCCTTTTAAGGTAAAAAACTTTGGAGGTTCAGCCAATTCATCTTTGTCAGTAATTTTGTAAACGATAATTTTTTTCATTTTGTTTAATTTAAAATTTGATAAATTGATAATCGTATTCACCTTCATATGCTCCAATAAAAATTGAATCATCACCTAAATTTATTTCATCAAGTTCTTCGGGGTCTGATAATGTAATTGCGCCACAGATACGACTATGCCATTCCTTTTTGTTTAGGATTGGATGTACTTCATTTACATTGCAAAAAATCATTACACCATAAAGTTTTTCAGCATTACGAATAAAAGTGAATGAACCTTGGTCTTCACCTTTCTCATAACTGATGCATCCTAAACTTGATTCAATATTCTCAGCACCCGTTTGAATTTGCACTAATGATTCTAAATAATTTTGTGCTTCTAAATCATTCTTAAATTTTCTTATGTAAGCTAGGTTTTCAGATGAATAACCTTCGCCATTCCATGTTTCTACAATTGCGTATTTCATTTTGTTTAATTTAATTGTGACTAAATGCGATGCTTTGTACATAAATGCCTTTGCCCCAAAACTTTTCGTAAATTTTTTTAATTTTAAATTTGTCTTGGTTTGAATTTTTAAAAATTGGATTGTTTAACAAATCAATTTTTTCAGTTCTAAAAATTTCTCCGTTTGTTGATGTGATTTTTGCGAATCTGTAAGTTTTCATTTTGTTTTTTCAGTTTTTAATGTGGTGCCTCCACAATTGATTAAGACCACCCGAAGGTGGTTTCGTCCATTAGGACTCGTCAGTTAACCTAGATAACATTAGCGTATACTGATTCAAATAACTTCTCATCTAGTGTACGTTGTTGGTCAAAAGTTTTTTTCAATTTGCCATGGATTAATTCATTGAATGCATTGTATACTATCCATTGGTTTGGATTAGTATTAAGCAATCTAGTTTCACGCTCAACTACATCAAAGATGAAACGAGCATTTGCACTAGGCTCCGGATTCTTATCAGATGCCTCATATTTAAAAATACCTAGGTTCTTCGCAGTTACCTTAACATAATCCTCAAGATTGTAAACCGGACGCTCAGCAAGTACTTCAAATTTGCGCTTCAATGTAAAGAATTCGTTGTCCATAAATTGACTAACAATCGTATCCAATTTAGGCATAACAATATCAGCAATGGCACCCGAATGCTTAACAGAAAAACCAATGTGAGTCTGTGCAACATGTAAGCCATTGTCACATACCTTGCGCCAAAAACCAAAGGAACCACTAGTCTTGCATGAACCATCATAAGAATTAACAAAGCGCAACATAGGACGCAGGATATCCTTATCACCTTTAACCTCTACTTTATAGCGGTCATCAGCTAGGATATAATCCACTACAAAAGAACGATTGTCGCGGTTAATACTACGCTGTTGGTAGTAGATGTCAGCGTCAATCAACTTTTCTTCCACGCCTAAAAAGAACTTCTCATTAGGCAGGTGGCCATAAGAATTAGAAACCACATTCACGATTTGATTCTCGCAAATGATTGCATTCTCTAAACCTCTTCTAGAGCTTAATCCGGTCAATTCTTGCAATGGGACTACCTTGGACTCAACCAAGACATTATCTTGTCTAGAATTGGCTAAAATGTGGCTTAGTTTTGATTCTGCTGAATCAATAGAATGCGCTGAGAAATTGTCGTTAAAAATACTTTTCATGATAATAGTGCAGTTTTTTATGTGGTGACTCCACATTATGGTTAAGACGGGTAAGTGGGGGAACTTACTCCGTTTCGGCTATATCTAAGCCATCCTCAGTTAACCTCGTTACATCAATTCATATCCGTATACAATCTTACCATCTATAAACAATGGTGTGTATTCGCCATGACTAGCAACCATATCATCTAATTCATAGAAAGTGGTTGATTTTGCTATACCTAATTCATGACAAACGGCAATCACAGTTCCATCTCCTCCAAAAATTGGATGCTCATAAAATTCAATCAATTGCTTTTGATTGTTGACGATTTCACCATATTTAAATGGATTTAGGCTCATTAATTTTGAATAATTCATTTTGTTTAGTTTAATATATTATTTAATGGTAATAGGTTCAGAATAAAAGGCAAAAATCTCTCTAGAATAAGATGCGTAAGGGGTTTGCAATGCCTCTCCATTTTCTAGCATTTGTTCTATCTTTTTTTTCTTATAAAAGTTACTTAAAACTTTAATACCTTTTTCAATAGATAAGATTTCTAAATCTTTGGTAATGTTATCCTCTCTCATAATAACATAAATGGGCTTCGACATTTCTTTTTTGTTTTGTGTGTTTTTCATTTTGTTTAGTTTTGAAGGTTAAGTGAATTGATTTGAATACGAGCATTTAATAGCTTCCATTCATTGTAAGCAGATTTGAAATCTTTGCCTAATTGAATGTGAGCATTAATAAATTTCTCATAGCTAGATGGGGAACGTTTAATGCGTCTACCACTAGTAGTAAATACTTTTTGCATAATAGTTTTTTTTTGGTTAAGACGCCCGCAGGCGTTTCGTCCATTAGGACTCGTCAGTTAACCTACTTACATAATGTAATATTTATACCTTCCGCTTCACCTTCAAGCCATCCTCTGCCATTGTGAAATACTAGAGGTACATTCAATTTGTTAGCTACCTCAATTGAATCGGAGCTAATTTTTCCTTGAAGCATAATCCTACCGCCAAACGCTGTTTCAATGCTTACTGCATAAAATAAATCTAAATCGATTTTTAAGGCGCTTAATTTTTTAAATAATTCATTCATAATTGATAAATTTTTGGTTAATATGCACATCCTTTATGGATGCACATTTCGGCTAATTTAAGCCTCATCAGTTAACCTTGTTATTTGTATTTATTTACCTTGAATTATTCTAATTGCTTGTAATTTTTTATAATATTCATCCGCAATCATATAATGTACTTCTGCTTCATTTACATCATTTTGTTGACTAGCTTCTGCTTTCCATTTAAGATATGCACTTACATATCTTGTTTCTAAATCATCCATTTGCAAAGCAGTTAATTCAATCATGTAGTTGCCATTACTTAATTTGGTTCCGTTAATTACTTGTGACATGTTATATAGTGTTAGGTTTCGCCATTCTGTGGCTCATCAGTACTGCGAATATTAGCAGTAGACCTTATGGTCAGAAATTCAATATAAGTAAATTGGATAGGTGGGAGTCTTGATAACGATATTACATCGTGGCAGTGTCATTTGTGGGTTGCTCTCATTGTGTGAGGCATTGCCGTTGTCCATCTATAAGGCGGTGAACCTTATCGCTTATATTTGCATCCTTTCAAGCTATCCCGTTGGCACCATGTGTATTGGAGTGAGTCGTTTAGGGCTATTCAGCCGACTGATTACATAGTCTAGAGGTAAGCAGTAAATTTGACCAAACTCAATGGTGGCGCGGGTTTTACTAGATATTTCAAAGAACGATGTTGCAACATTGATTGGGGGCTTTCCCCCGATTGCATAGCAAATATATACATATACTTTGATTCAGCAAAATAATTTAATATAATTATATAAATGTGGATAACTTTTAATTTAATTAATACATATACATAAGCCAATGCAAATGTGTCTATTTCGCATTTTAAGACGATTACAGACACTCAAAATGCTTTTGATGTCATAATATCAACAGCCCCAAAATAATTTAAATTTGAGCAAATTAGATTTTTTAATAATGCGTAACTCATTGACCAAACTAAATACCTTAGCATTACTAAATCTATTAGCAATCATGCATACCATACCAACCAATGCCACCAAGCTACAACCAATACCCCTGTATACCCTATCTATATACCCATACCATACAGCATAGAAAAGTGCATGACCCAACCCACACCCACGCCACCACCAATACCATGACCATGACCATAGCCCATACCCCTCAAACTCACTGAAATCAACAACCTCAATCAATCAATGCATGGACCAAGAAACAAGACCTACCCGGTGCAGGAGAATCAAAGCCCCAAAAAAAAATCGCGGTCATTTATATATAGCGGACCCCTGAGGAAGTGTTGATGTAGAACATTTCGGAATTATTTTTAATATATTTTGGTCATGGTGGAAAAAATATTTCGTATATTTGGTAAAATTTATATTATGGCACTGGAGCAAATAACAACAGACATGGAAGTAATGGAACAACCAGCCCCAAAAGGCATGGTAAGAACCGAAATGGGACGCTTAGTTAAGAAAGCTGACCAAGATGCCTTTGAAAAGAAAAGTAGAGCCGCAATGCAGACGCAATTGAAAAGCAGAGGTGCTTCATCTTTAAAAGAAAAGAAAGTCGGATATGCTTTAAAAGCAATGAAAAAGAAAAAATAATTATCCAATAGGAACAAAGATGGTTCGGTTGATGTTTTCTCGTTTGACTTAGCCTCCCTTAAAAAAGGAGGTTTTTTTATGTACATAAAGTTGTACAATGTTATAACATAATGTATCTTGCATCAAAGTGAATCATTATGAAACGTACAACAATTTATCTAACTCCAGAAGTTCATGAGAAACTTATAAAACTGGCAGACAAAAAAAGATGGTCGGTAACTAAGACAGTAGAATTTATTCTGTTAAAAACTTTAAAAGATAAAACTAATGTCAAAGAAAGTAATTCTTAACATAACACCCCAGACCCATGTAAGAGCAACACAAGGGGACCGTATATTCTTTAGAATTCCAAGGGAAAGGCTAAGACCACCCGGACTAAAAAGATTGCTTAGATTAGAAAAATATAATCAGTACAAAATTGATTTGTCAGCAGAAGCAAAAATAAAAAACTTTGTGATGCCTCCGGTAGGTGCTTCCATAACTTTCTTTATACCAGTTCCACCCTCTTGGTCAAAGAAAAAAAAGAAATTACATCATGGACGATTTCACCAATCAACTCCGGATTTAAATAATTTGACAAAAGCTTTTGAAGATGGTTTACTTGCAGAAGACAAACAATTAGCACACTACGAGCTTTCTAAAAGATGGGTTGATTTTGAAATAGGATGGATTGAAGTTTCCTACAAAGACTACGAAGAAGTTCTTAGCCTACCAACGCAAAAATAAC